TGTTGCGATTTCTCCAGTATTTAAGATTGTTGTTCTATGAACTATAATCTCTAAACCTTTAACCGGTTCAACAAATGTATCTAAGATACCCATGTTGTTATCGATAATTTCATTAGTATTATTTGTCTGATCCATTACGTTTTTATAAGCGTAAACACCTTGATCTGCAAGAACTGATTCCATAAATGAATCTGCAAGAGTTTTAATCTCTAATCTTGTTTGTGCAGTGTTAAATTCAAAAACATAATCTTTAAGAATATCTGCAATACCGTTTTCAATGTAAATTAATACTTCTCTAACGTGAGCAGAACTTAAAGCAGACTTAATAGTCTGTTGTGCAGTTTTATTACCTTTAATTACAAGACCAACTCCTCTTTCGAATACGATTGGGTTATAACCAAATGGTTCTAAGTTATCTCTATCTGATTTATCAAATGGATATTCAGCTCCAATTACATTAGTACCGCCAATAACTCCTCTTCTTGGACCTGCGACGATTGACCATGGTAATGAATCTGTAAATTTATCAATGTAGTTATTAGAAACATAAGCCGCTGGTGGAACAACTGTTACTTTACCGTTTTCTCTTACATTTAAACCAGGACCATAGTAGAATCCGTAATTAGCACCATCTCCAATTGAAGGTAAAGAATATGTACCAGTTGGATTCTGTGATAAATCACCTCCGTCTTTTACAAATCTTGTTTCAAAACTTCCAGTAAATGCATCTGTAAAGGATGGATCTGTAGATTTTTTAAATTCTTCAACAGTTGGAGCATTTAAAATACAAGAAACGTTTTGTCTCTCTTTTGCAATTTGTGTAAATTCAGCTTTATTTAATATACCACCTTCATAAGATCCAAAAGAATCAACAATATATCTTAAATCAATGACGTCTCTATCTACTAATGCAGCTTTAACACCTCCACTTGAGAATGCAGTTAAACAATTTTGAATTGTTTGATCATCAATTGTTGCTTTATTTAAATTAAATAAAGAATATTCAGTAGCAGAAGCTTCAAATGATTTAACAGCAAGATCAGTAGCTGGATCAAATGTAGCGTCAACTGGTTGTGAACAACTCACAGTATAAACACTTATTTCATTTGGAGAAACGCCTGTTGTTGTTTTAGAAATTCTTGTTACTCTAGCTAAAGTATCAGCAGCAGATGCTGGCATATAATCGCCTACAGATAATGTCAATGCATCGTTATTTGCTGACGTAAATGTAAATGATGAACCTGTTGCAGCAAATACAAAGTCAGTTCCAGAAAAATCAATTGATCTATCACCTGCACTTAAACTATATGAAAGTAAAGTATTAGCATCTGTCGCATCATATGCGTTACCTATTAAATCAGTATTTCCAGCTTCAACTGCAGCTTCATTAATTGCACAGAATAAACCTGTTCTTCTAGACTCTGCGTTTATTTGTTGTTCAACGTATAAACCATTACCTTCTAAATCTGTAAATCCTGGGATAATTGAACCAGTATATTGTGCTAATAAACTAACTTGTCTTTCATTTGCAAAATCTACTAATTTATCTTTTAATAAACCAGTTGAAGTAAAATAATCTCCATAAACTGGATCTAAATCCATTGCAGAAGCTTCGAATTTTCCTTGAAATACTAAAACATCTACCATGTAGTCTGAAATATAATCAAACTCGTTAATTCCATCTGGAATATTGTCTTCACCATACCACTCTCTTGCAATAACATTAAAAGAATTATCTAAATCCTGTGCTTGTCTTACAATAACTGTAATGTTTTTTTGACCGATGTTTACTAAATTTAAAGCTGTAAGAGATGTTTCTAAATCTCCTAATGTTTCTAAAACTGATTGATCAGATGGAAACATAAACTTATCAGTATTATGAAATTTTGCAAATTCATCTGTAGCTGAAACGTTTGCAGCTGCATCATCAGAACCATCTGTACTAATTTTAGCATAAGAAGCTACATCATTAGAATCAAAACTTGCTAAGTTCATAGCAAGGATTGGACCTCTTTTTAATGCTTCTAAACATGATCTGTGAAAGAACATTCCTTTCTTTTCTAATTTTTTGTCGATTCCACCAAAGATTAAAACAAAAGTTTCTGTATCTTCAACGAAAACCGGCGTGTTGTAAGGTCCCTTTCTTGAGTGACCCGCAACTAATCTTATTGTCTCAGCAGATATACTTGATACCTGGGACTTATCAAATTCTAAACGGTAAACTCCCGAAGATTTGAATTGTAATAATTGAGGACTAAGTGCCATAATTTTTATCTATTTTTTTTTAGTTTTTATAATCTATATATCTACCTAAATCTAGAGTATTCTATAATAAGTCGTAAATGTCAAAGTTAAGGTCTCCTTGTTCTTGACTGTCTTTATACAGTGTTAATTCCATATAGTCATGAATTTCTGGATCTATAATATCTAGTAATTCTTCTATTGAATCTGCATATGCCGTTGTGTTAAAAAATTCAGTTGCAATTATACTTGACATTGCAAGGTCATCATGTCCCATTTGTGCACCATATTTGCCACTTGGTAGTGTACCAAAAAGACTTATTTCATTTGCAGTTTCAAATTCAGTTATATTCATTCTATTAGTTTCAAACAACGATTTAAAATTTTGACAAAATATTGGCTTGTTATCATTTTTTATTTTAATACCATGTTTAACTCCTTTTGCATCATGTCTATGTTTAAATCTAAGCACCATCTCTTCATCAAAATCATTTCTTCTTGGAAATACTGTTTGTAAATATTTAAGTAATACAGAACCATATGTATTAAATTCTATAACCATCTTAACGTTTTCACTATATAAAAGATCTACGCTTATAATATATAAGCATTTTGCAAAATCTTCTATTACATGTTCATTTGATCTAAATGTGCCTACTTGATTAAGTTTAAAGAAGTCATACATTGCACCAGGCGTTGCCAGATTATCCATTTCCTTTTTTGTCATTGGATCAACTCTAAATATATTAATGATTGAGTAGTCACCCCCATTGCCTTCAGCAATATCGACTGAAAGTAGCCAATATTTGTCTTGGTCTCCTAATGTTTCGACATCAAATCCAGGATGCCAACTTAAAAAACCTTTAGTTTCTATTTGTGCATCTACAAATTCATCTATTTCATGAAATTGATAGTCTTTCATTTTACTTCTTAAATTCTTCATAGAACCTGGATCTAATAAAAGATTTGATGAACTTACAAATTCATTTCCATATTGTCTATTGAATGCTTCTATGCTTCCTAAGTTTCCAAGTTCTCTTTTATACCATGCATCATCTCTATCTGGATGTTGCCACCAATCTATTCTCATTGGAGCATATTCATTATCTCCTCGCTCAGCGGCACTATAAATCTTATAAAATTTGTTAAAGCCATTTGGCGTACTTGTAATAATAATCCTTGAAACCTTAGACGCTGAAAGTGTTGGATAAACGTTTTCGTAAAAAGTATCAACAATTGAAGGGTGAATGTGGGCAAACTCATCCAAGAACAAGAGGTGAATTGTAAAACCAATACCTGCCTTTGCAGTTGTACTTTGCCCTACAAGTCTACTTCCATTATCACACTTTACATTCATTACATCATACTTTGTAATTCCTGGCTTCATAAAGAAAGGTAAGTTTTCTATAACAACCTTTGCTTTATCTATAATTTCTTTTGTAGTATCTGATTTATTTGCAAGCAGTAATGTATTCTTGTCTGTAGAGAATGTTAAAAACCAGGCATTAAATATAGATGCCATAACAGTCTTACCCATTTGCCTACTTGCAAGACATATATTAAATCTATTTTCTTGAAAGGCTCTCAACATATCCTTTTGATAGTCTCTCAATTTTACTTGTTGAATACCCTCATCTGTAAGAACCACTGCGTATTTCTCTGCAAAATAAACAATATCTGCAGCACACCTTGCAAGTTCTTGAATTTCTTCATCTGTATATTCAAAAACAATATTACCTCTTCTTAAAAATTGTCTACCTTCATAAAATGGCATTTTAACCTGAGGCTTATAACCTTGGTCCATCGCAACTTCAAGGTCTTCTACTTTTTTAGTAGACCACACTAATCGGTCACTTGTAGCTTGATCAGTTTCTTTTGGTATCCAAAAATTATCACTCATTGTCTTCTGTCTCTGCGTCTTCTATATCAGCTTGTTGAATTCCAGCCTGGATTTGATTCATAAGGTCTTTAGTACCTCTTTGTATATTTGCACTTGAGTTATTACCACCGACTCTACTGTCTAACTCTTGGTCATCGTCTCTCTTTTTATAAAGTTCAATGTCTCTTGCAATTCTCTTTGTACTTTCTTCAGTTGCCATTAAATACATTGTCTGGCTCTTAATAATATCTAACATTGATTTCTGTAGTGTGGCAAGTACCTCGAACATTCTAGGTGCAAGTTCTCCACCTTCTATAGTTTCTAACAATGTAGTTAGGGCTCTCTCACCTGCATTTAATTGATAGACTAATGAACTCATTGTCATTTCGTCCATTTTCTTTTTAGCCATTAAATATTCATCCTTCTCTATAATGTCAGCTTCGAGATAAAATTGCATAAGACTTGTGATAGTTTTCTTAGCCTGCTTTTCAGCGCCAGCTTTCATATCACCATAATTAATTGCTGGAGTTGCATTATGAAATTTAGGAACTGGCAAATCGCTTGGATCTTGCTCTACGTCTATTTTTTCATCTGGGCCTAAAAGATCTTCTAACTCTTTTTTAATCTCGTCGGCTTGTTCTGAAATAGTTTTCTTTTTCTCTGACATTATCTATAGTTTTATAATCTATATATTCGATTATCTTGAACTACCATATTTTTGTAGCTGTAATGAAGGTATTGCATTATCAATTATTAAAGCACGTTGAGAGTCTCTTACAACATATTGCTGCAATACGTTCGTGTGTTGCTCCTCTTCAATTGTCTTATCAAACATTCTAATATTAGTTACATTAAATTTATTTCCTCTAAGACTCCAATTAACATCAGTTTCCCAAATATGAGGGGATAATGTTTCTAAATTACCAGCGAACCCTTGTTCTAAGTCAGTTTGGCCAGTTGGATCTGTATAATTATTTTGTTTGTCTAATACATAAATATATGCACTTACCTCTCCATATGTATTACTTAAATTAACTACAACCCCGTACCATTTATCTTTACTTAAAATTATATTGTGTAAAAATGAATACTCTTGTGCATTTATAATAATTTTAATGTACATATTTGATATACTTATAATTAAGCCCTTGTCTAGAATATTAGTACCATCTATTATTTCATGATTTTCACTATCTGTAAAATTAAAAGTATTTGTTGGGTTTACCCAAAACGTAAATGCCCTATTTTCATTCATTTTTAAATTAGACATAGCTTCATAAACAACAGCAGGTGCTTGAAATTCATCTGCTAATACAGTTGACATGTCATAATAATTTCTTGTAACAACAGTCCATCTATTTTTAAGATTAATATCGTTTAATGCAAGATCTTTATGTACAAATTTTCTAACTCCATCCTGTGCCCTATGGTGAGTACTTTGATATTGCAGAGGTTTTGTAACCTTTTCTTGCTCTTCTTTAATTTCTTCTCCAAATATTTCTTCAACTCCTTTTACTAAATCTGTAAGATCTTCTTCAAAACCTTCTTTATTTGTTGAAGTCCTATTTTCATATTTTTTCAACATTACTTTAAAATATGTAAGTTCTCTATTAAATTCATCTGCGAGACTTGTCATACTAACCTCGTACATTTTATTGTTAAAAGGAAAATATAAATAGTCTCTACTGCGTGGAATTTTATTCTCACTAAAATGTTTTCTGAATTCTTCACCTGTAATGTGGATTTCAAAGTCTTCAAATCCCATTCCAAATATATCAAAATTAGCCTGCTCTGTTGGAAACTCATTATTAGGTACCATTACCTTAATACTTGCCTTTTCAATTACGTCATATAACGAATATTCTTTTAAAATAACGTCTCTACTTCTTACGTTTGGCTCTACTCTATAATAAGTTACATTATGGCCATAGACGTTGTTTGCAAGATTTGAAAGACTCTTATAAAGATGTGCTGGTTTTTGTAAACCATAAGGATTATATAAATTAGCAGTATCGCATTCTACTATAATATTAGTGCATCCGTCTAATTCAAATGGTTCGCAGTCTACACATGTTTGTGGACATTCAACGACTGTTCCATCTTCATATTCTATTGTATATGTAATGCTTAAAAATATAAGATCATGTAGTGGTTGTATGTCTTCGACAGTTGATCTAATCTCTAACCAAAGAGGTTTACTTGGATCAAAATCTATATCTAATAATTCCCCTACTAAAGTTCCCTTTGTGAGTGGATGCCATTCAGCATGTTCTCCACCTTTTTCTATAATATCATTTTGGCTCCATCTAAATTCATAGCTAAAATAATTATATTGATCTGTCTTAACATAAAAGGTAACATCAGTGAGATCTACTTGTGAAGGTGTTTGTAAAACTAAAGTTTCAATATTAGGAGTATTATCTACTACAAACTCATAACCACCTGCCATTACGATGTCTCCATTGTTTAAGTCTAAATTTGTACCGAGACCAGTGACTGTGGAATTTCCTGTCTCAAATGTTAATTTACCAACTGTAAATTCATTTGAAAATGCAGTCTTAATATTCCAATCTAAAATTTTTTTAACCTTTAAATAAGGGTCTACTAATTTTGCAATTATCTTATCTCCGACTTCAGTTGCTATATAACCTGTAACCATATTTTATTTATCTGATTTTATAATTAATCCTCGTCTCCTGAAACACCTGTTTTTCTACTAAATTTTTCAACAGTAGTAAAACCAAGGCCTGCGCCTGCTAACCATAACATGCCTTCAAACATATATTCCTTTAATGGAATTTCAACAAAAATGTTTACAATAAATGCAGTTGAAATTAAAACAAAAGAAATTAATGTAATAAGTCTTTTAGACGATGGCTGACCATCGACGTCCATTAATATCTTTTCTAAATAAGATTTTTTATTTTCCATATAGCAAGGCTTCTTTTTGCTATATATCTTCCAAATAGTCAGTAATTATTAACGCTTCTGGATTGTCTTCATACCAATAATCAAATTCTTGTAAAATTCTATCGCAGACATTTTTTACATTTTGGTCATCAGTTACTCCTAGTTTTTCAAGTCTATCTGAAAGAGCTTTTAATTTTACTAAAGAATAATTAATATTTTTTATGCAACCTACTTCTTTTAAAACATAATTAACAAACTCCATGTCTTTTTCTTTAAAAAAATCAAAAGTTCTAAAACTACCTCTAATAGCCTTAAACTCAAAGTTTAAAGTTTTTTCACCTTTTGTATTTTCACTCAATCTAGTAAATCTACTATTTTTAGAATAAGATATTTGAAACCATCTTAAGTTAGGCATTTCTTCTAATATCTTTTTAAGAAAATAGACAGTGTTTGCCTTTTTATGTAAAACCTCATGAGGGATTAAAGGCAAATCATCTACTTCATTTCTAAAGTATTTATATAAAAGTCTAGCGATGTCTTCTCTTCTTACTAATATAGTATTTTGATGTTGTTTAATTTTACACTCGTTACATATTAATGTATAAAGTTTTCCATCTATTGAATTATATTTATATAAAGTAACTGCGATTACTTCTGGAAATAAATATCTAGGCATAAACTTTTATTTGATTTTCTAATTTCTTAAGATCAGAGTAAAATTGTTCTTTATTAAACTCCTTTAATTCTTCTACTTCTCTCTTACCAATTTCGTTTTTTTCCATATAAAATCTTAAAGCTTCATCAGATGGCTGATATTTTTCTTTAACATTTTTATTAGAACTCTTTGTTCTAGTATATATCCAACCTGGCACTTTATTAAAACGACTTGCAACCATTTGCCAAGAATCAATTACTTTACTTCCATTAATGCCATTAAAATTAAATAATTGTGCATTTGCTGGAAACTTAATTGACATAAAACGATTAATCATAAAATGATGTCTCTTTTTAGAAGATTCTTTTACATTTGCATAACTATCTCTCTTTGTAAACATGATTTTTACAAAGTCAAAAAGTTTAGTTTCATCTAACATATTAAAAAAGTTTAGTGTTTGTTTTCTTACCTACTAGTTTTAACTTCTTTTTCTCTTTTGTTTCAGGAATATTTGCAAAGGCATCATATTGCTTTGGTGTTTGACTAACCTTTAGCCAACCTGTACCTTCTAAGATTTTTTCTTTATTAGTCAATTGAGAAAGATCTGTACCTTCTAATACTTTTAATTCTGATTCTACACTTGAATATATTTCATTTTGAATTGCATCTGGAATAACTTTAGTATGCAACATCATTAGACTCATATTCTGTGAGATGTTATTTTTAATTTGTGCAATTGATGATTTACCTATAACTCTATAAACTACATCTGCGAGTTTTTCTATTTCATCTTTATTAAACAATTGATCGATAACAAATTGACTATTTTCTTTATTGTATTGTTGAAATATTTTATCTGCGAGTTTTTCTGTAATTGAATATGTTCTAAGTTTGCCGCCTTTCATTTCTTTCTGCCATAACACAACTGATGGGATATTATCTGACTTATCGCCAATCAATAGCTTATTGAACATAAATTCGTCGCAATTAACTTCTGTTAATTTAACTTTATTAGATTGAATCCAATCTTTAATTGCAATTTTATATTCTTCTCTAACACCTGAGTATGTAGATAGATTAAATAATAGGTCGTCTGTGTCAGTTGTTTCAGATGTGTCTAAGACATTAATAAAATCCTTGAAACAATATAGACTTTTCTGTACCGGGGAATACCACAGGGAATAAGAATCATTAGCCTTTGAATAGTTAACAAGCTGAATAAGATCTTTATCGCCTGTCCATATAATAGAATTGCGACCTCTGTTAATAAGTAAAGTTGACCAGCCAAATAATACATCGTCTGCTTCTGCACCTTCTATTTTATGTACAACTACGCCATGTTTTTGTAAGATGTTTTGAAATTCTTCATATACACCATAGACCGCATTCCAATCTATAGAACTATCTGCTTTTCTTGTGCCTTTATATTCTGCAGTTGGAAATAAATCTTTACGCCAGCTTCTTGCATCTACTGCAACAACGACCTTGTCTATGAAGCCGCGCATTTTTCTTACTTCTGATGCAAGATCAATTGCAAGTTTTCTCATTAGTGAAGCACGCGATGCTTCATCTTCTAACATTACACCATTCTTTGGTCTTGGTAAAACAAAGAGGCGACTATGTAAAAAATAGTTACCGTCAATAAGTAATGTATGTCCGCCTTTTCTCATCATAATTTAATTTTTTCTAATTATTTCTTGTATCTTATATACAAGTGAAAGCATTGTAATAACAGGATCAATAACATGTAACCTTTGTGCTTGATGCTTTGCTACTTCTACTACAATTTCAGGAATGTGATTTGCACTTTGTGCCTTTTCCTGTTGAATGTATTCGATGAAGTCTTCACCTAAGCTTTGTAACACATCATCTACTCTATTAGAATAATTGCTTACTAGTATTTTATAGTTACTAACAGGATTTGTTTCATTAAATATTAATTCAAATACGTCTTTATAGACTGAATTAAATCTCTTAACATCGTCTACCTTAATTTCTGTAGTTCCTTGTGCCTTAAATCCTTGTAACTTATTTAATGTACTTCTTAAATCTGGAAAATTTCTTCTTACAAATTCAAGTAGAGCAGCTTTATCGATTGACATTTCTTCTTTTGTGCAAATCTCATAAACTCTTCTCATGTATTTTTTAGTCAATTCAGCCTCTTCCTCTTTGTCAAAATCAAAGTTAATAACTTCAAATCTTGAAAGTATAGGATCTGGTAATTTATTAATGTAATTACAAGTGGCTATAAATCTACTATTTGATGCGAATGTTTCCATAGTCGCGCGCAATGCTTTAAAAAACTGATCACTAACACCATCTACCTCATCAAGTATTACAACCTTCATAGAACTTGGTCCATCCATGATTGAAACAGTTGAACAAAAATCTGTAATTCTTGTTCTAATAACATCTACTGATGTATCGGTTGATGCGTTAATATAAAGATATGGCATATTGAATTGATTAACAATAGCCTTTGCAGTAGAAGTTTTACCAGTACCTGGAGAACCAGCTAATAAAACGTTTTGAACTAAGCCATCTTTGAATTTGGCCATAACTCTTTCTGGTAAAATAAGTTCTGATAGATTACTAGGTCTGTATTTTTCTGTGAATAGTTGTTGAACTGCTTGCATTTATTTTTTGTTTAGTTATTATATGATTTATTAATGATTTGTTTCTTCACAAACGATGCATCCGTTGTTTTTACAAGCTCCACAATCTACTACCTTACCCGCTTTATTTGCATGGTTAATTATTTCATCCCAAATTTTTTGAGTTTCTGATTTATAAATTGGCTGCTTCCAGAAAGGAGCTAGCCATTTTGGATTGTTTACCATTTCTTGATTACATTCGAATTGTTTAGTCTTATTTAATTCACTGTAGTGTTTATTAAATAATTCTAAAGCTACTTTATCGATGGTTGTGTTTTTATTATGCATTATTATTAAGTTTTAATTATAATACTAATATAACTATAATCTTTGACTTGTGAAAACTTTTTAACACTTTTTTTCAAAAGTTATAAACAATTAGCAAAATATAATTTTAATTAAGTTGATATATAAACAAACAATAAATATTCATGAGTAATAAAAACGCAATATACGCATTTACAGTTGGAGAGTATGGAAGCTTAAAAGAACCTTTAGTTAAAACAGAAGGATGGGACTATATACTTTATACTGATAATAAAGAATTAAAGTCAGATATTTGGGATATTAGACCATTGTCTAAAGAATATGAATCTATTGATGATCCAAAAAGAATTGCAATGATGCATAGGCTTGAATTTTACAAATTATTTAAAGGATCTTTATATGAAAATATCGTATGTGTACATGGGGATGTTTTAATAAAAGATGATCTTAATAATTTCATGAAAGAATATGAATTAGATAATAATAATTACGATGTTGCATTCATGAAACACCCTCAAAGAGACTGTGTATATAAAGAAGCTAGTGTTGTAAGAGCTCTAAAATTAGATCATGCTGAAATAATTGATAAAGTTGTTAAAAAATATAATAAAGAGGATTATCCAAAAAATAATGGACTTTTTGCAACTGGGTTAATAGTAATGAGAAATAATAGCAATTGCATAAACATGTTTAAAACATGGTCTAATGAATATGTAAATGGTTCTAGAAGAGATCAATTAAGTGTTAATTACTCTTTATGGAAATGTATAAAAAATGGAAGTAATATTAATGTAAAGGTTATGCCATTTGATGCACTATCTAGTGGTAAATATATTAAACATTATTGGCACAATAATATGAAAGGAAGATCAATTAATCGTTGATCCCTTTTTAATAACTCTCATGAACTCTTTTTGTTCTTCTAATAAGAGTTTTTTGCAATATTTACGAAATTCAACACTGCTTTTAAGTATTCGACTATCTACCATCGGTGCCTCAAGCACATCGAGGTACTCAGGGTGTATAAAATTTTCTAGACTGAAATTATTAAACTTAGATTGAATGGGTTTCATACTGATTGCACAAGTCCATTCTACAGTATCATAAGATTCCACTAAGTCGTCCATTGGGACTGGCGTCTCTGTCGTACAGTCAAAATAAAGTTTATTTCTTTTTGTACTATTCTTAAGTTTGAGATTATTTGACTCTATTCTAATTATTTGTTCGAGGAATTGAACATCATTTGCCCATTCATTTAGGCTTCTATTTTCTATTAGAAATTGTCTGATACTCCTAGGAAGCCCATCGAGTTTTATACCATATCGATGGGCTTGTTTAGGATTGTTTGATTTTTGAATTTTCAAAAGATTCTACTTTTCTTTTCTTTCTTTTTTAGAAGGCTTTTCTTTTCTTGGCTTTTCTTCTTTAACCTTTTCTGGTTTATCAGTTATAACCTCAGACTGAGCAGCTCTATTAAGATTAGTTTTTTCTTCTTTTTCTTTAATAATAACTGGCTTCTCTGGTCTGTTTGTTTCAACAGTTGTTTGAGCAGCTCTGTTAGTATTAACTTTAACCTTTTCTGGTCTCATTGTTTCGTTAGAATTCTGTGCAGCTCTGTTAGTATTAACTTTAACCTTTTCTGGTCTCATTGTGTTAACTTCTCTAGAGTTAGTAGAATTCACAGCAGCTCTATTCGTTGAGTTACTGTTTGTAGGTCTAATAGATACTGGTGTAGTTTTTTCAGTCTTAACTTCCTTTTCAACTATAACAGAACTATTAGTTCCTTTTGTATATTTAATAGGTTTAGTGTTTTTAGTTCCTTTTTCTTGTGCAGAAATTGAAACAATTGCTAAAAACAGCATACCTGTGATTATTGATTTTTTCATATTTGTGTGTTTAATTTAACTATTATTATATGATAATTAAATAAATTGTTTCAAATATTTTTACCTTTTCAATATATACTCTTGTTTTTTATTTCCAAGACCATAATCTATTTTCTGGAGTATCATGAATTACAATAGTATCTTCCGTTATTTTAGTATCGTAAAAGCTTTTATAATTAAATAAAGAAACATCTGGCCCTAAACATTCAAACATTTTATCTGAAATTGCTCTTCCTCCCCATGCCCAATCTACATTTTTGTAAATAGATAAAACTTCTTTGATAATTCTAGAATCTTTAGAGGCTCCCATAACAGTACAGTCAATAAGTGCTCCTCTTTTCTCTTCTATGCTCTTAGGTCTTACTCCACCAAAAAATGAAGTATTTTCATTAATATTTTCAATAATATTATTAAATGATCTTATAGGATTTGCATCTACATCTACGTAAACTCCACCAAAATCTCTTAAGATTAATAATCTTGCTCTATCTGCGATATGTGCTGGTTTAAAATGAGTATCGACGTCTTTCCAATAACTTTGTAAAAATTTATCTTCTTTATAATGAATTTTAAATATATCATCATTTGTCCATAATTTATATTCCCAATCAGGGTGCAAATTATACATACGTTCCATAAATAATTTGCACTTTTCAGGAATTGGAGAATTGCCAATCCAAATTTGATGAATTTTCTTAGGTATCATTTTAGTCTTAAATAATAGGAGCTTGTCTTCCTGAACCATCAAATTGTGATTCATTATATCCTGATCCTGTATCTATTCCACCTGTTTCAACTTCTGGTTTGTGGAAAACAATAGCATTTCCTTCAGGGTCTTTAATAGTTTTCTTATCTGATCCTTCAGGACCTTCACCTTGTTTAAAACCTTGTTTAATCAATGCTTCCTTTTGATTTTTAAATTTTTCTTTAGCCATTTCTTCCTTACTTGGACCTTCTTTATCTTGAAGTTCTTTAGCAGCTTCTGCTTCATCTTTAAAGCCATCGGCTAAAGTTTGCATTTGTCTTTTTAAATCAGCTTTTTTATTTGGATCATCTTCAAGACCTGTCTTTCTTTTAATAGCAGATAGTTTACCTTTAATTCTTTCCATGTTTTTGATTTTTAAAGAATAAGTTGCTCCTGAATCTTTTTGATAATCATCTATAGAATCTTCTAATTCTGTAACATCTTTTCCTAAATCTTTAGCTTTAGCTTGAAGTCTTTTCTTTTTATCAGACGGTGCATTTGCTATAGCAAAATCAAGATCTACTTTATTAAGTCTTATTTTATTTGCCTTTTGTTGCATCTTTCTTACTCTAGGAGCAATAAACACAAAATCTTTTATTTTTCCAGCTTCGTCTTCGTTTAATTCATTTTCATTTAAAGTAGTTACATATTCTTCATATGAATTTAATGCTTCTTCAATATTATCTTCTAAATCTTTTAATTTTGTTAATATTGTATCAATATCTGATTTTATATCGGTTGTTTGAGTTGTTTGGATTTCACCTGGTTGGTTTTCAGTTAACCATTCGCTTATAGTTAAAACCTTCTCATTTAGGATTAATGTCTTTTTCATTTTAATTTATTTTATTTATAATCTTATAATCTATATATCATTAAAAAAATGTAAAAAAAAAGGGTTCTAATTTCTTAGAACCCTTAATTTATTATTTACTAATTAGTAATTATTAAGCTATGTTAATCATATCTAATGCCGCACTTGGCGTAGTAATTGTAAACTCAGCATATTGTGTTTCAGGGTGGAAACCTGCAGCAACTAATGCGAATCTTGATTTAACAGCAACTTTAGGAGCCATAGTTCCTTCAGCTATTGCTTGTACAGATTCTGCCATTAAGTAAGGCATGAATACAAGACCTGGACCATTACCATCACCTTTTCTACCAACTAATACTTGGTTATAAGACCAAGACCATTTTGGGTTAGTATAAACTTGAACACCTGCAACAGAACCTACTGGGTAAATAGCACCAGCAGCTTGAGTAGCTGTGTTAGCGAATGGATTAGGTACGAAACCAGCAACAGATTGAATTAATGTAGCAACTTGTGGTCCTACAACCGCGAAGTTACCTGCACCTCTTCTACCTCTGTTTGCAACTAAGTTAGCAGCAGCTAAAATACCAGTTAATACTTTTCTGTGTTCAGAACCTTCAGTTTGACCACCTGCAGCTGGTACAGTTAACGCAACATCTAAAGAAACTCCAGATGCAGTCATGTTAGCTTCCGCTAATGTTTTGATTTCGTCAATGATTAAATCATTAATAGTTTGTGTTAATTCGTTAGTTAAAACTGCCTCAACTTGAGCAACAGCATCAACACCGAATTGTTTTAAATCTTGAACTTGTTCTCTAGTAACTGCAGCAGCAACTTGGTAAGTTTTTGCTTCAATTGCTTTAGAGAATAAAGAAAGACCCATTAAATTATCAGCCGTAGATTCACCAGTAGCTCTATCAAATGGTTTACCATCTGCTTGACCTACAAATCCTGGGATATGATCGTTTAATGCCGCAACTAATTCTGCGTCAGCATATCTATCTGTAATTTTAGTAGACGAATCTACTGTTAATGCATCTACGATTTGTATGATGTTTTGACCATCGATTCTTGAAACACCTGCTAATACATCGTTACCTGCAGCTGTGTTAGCTGTTTTGATGTATAATGGAGCTTCAGCGTTGTCTAATCTACCACCTTCGTATACGAAGTCTAAGTAAGATAAAAGACCCATAGGACCAGCCATTGGTACAACTGGAACTAAATCTAAACCGATTGTTTGTGCTGCAACTTGCATCGCTAAAGGAAGTAAAGTTGGAGACTTGTCACCTGAACCATCTGCAGTACCTGCAGCTCCGATACCACCAAAATCAGATGGGAATGCTACTGCACCCATACCACCGATATTCATAGGACCTGGATTGTTTGAAAGTGACATGATGTTTGCGTCTTCATAAAGTTTGTGATTATGACAGTACTCAGACATCCATGCTAATTTTGAAGCTTCGTTGATACCAGTAGCGCTCTCGATAATTGGAGACCATGTTGCTCTGATTTCAGCTTCATTTATTAAATTTGCCATTTTATAAATTTCTATTTTTTGTTTGTTTAATTTCGACTTATTATTTCGGCTTTCTGCTTCTGTCACCAAATCGTCGATTGTTTATTATTTTTTAAATCTTTTTGCCATTGCTTCTGCAACACCATCTAAGTTATAAGGAAGTGTTTTAGTAGCAACCTCTTTCTTTTCAGTTACCATAGCAACTTTTTCCATTACTGGTGCAGTTTCTCTAAGGTCTCTTGTTTGCCAGAAGTTTCTTACTTGATATTCAGTCTCAACTTTGTGAGTTCTTGACTGTGCAAGTAATTGATTTTTCTTAGCTTCAGAAAGATTTTCCCATTTTGTTTTATATTCTGTTGGCATTGCTGAAAGAACTAACGGTTGATTGTTATTTTCTTCAGTAACAGTTATAGTGTTTTCAATAATTCTAACTATCTGAGATTCAGTTAAAAATCCTGCACCTTCTACTTCTGTTCTTACCACTGTTCTTGCATCTTCGTTTAATGCATTATATTTTTCAGCAGTAGATGAACCAACTAATTTAAAGAAATGTGGATCATTATTTTCTTTTGTCTTTGCAGATTCTAATAAAGATGTTAATTTACTAGATATTTCTGATTTATAAGATTCTAATGGATCATCAGCACCATCAGCACCTGAATTAGTAGGAGCTTTACTGTTCGCGTCTTTACCTTTAGCTTGTCTTTTTTCATCATTGTCAACTTCTTCTAGATCAGATTTTACATCTTCACCATCAACTCCTGCATCGCCGGTTTTATCTGCAACCGTGCCTTCTCCTGAATTATCACCAACTTTTTCAAGTTCGTTATCTTTATCAGCTGCATCAAATTCTTTAGCAGTAACATCATCAGCTTCAACTACTAGGTTTTCATTGATTGACTCTGCAATATAATTAGCATATTCGCTAACATTTTGTACGTTATCTTTTAAATAGTTAACATACTCTACTAATTTTTCATTAGTTTCTGTACCATCATTATAAGATTCAGCAATATAATTGCTATAGTCTTTTAATTTAGTTACTGATTCAGCAATATGTTCAGTATAAGAAATTCCTTGATCAGCCTTTTCAGCAATATGCTCAGCATATTGAATATTTTGATCAGTTTTTTCTGCTAAATATTCTGAATATTGAATATTTTGATCAGTTTTTTCTGCAACGTATTTAACATACTCTGTTAAATTGTTTATTGATTCAACAATATGATCATTGTGAGCAGTTACGGTTTTAATGTCTTCATTTGTAGTAGCAGATCCTTCAGTTGAAGTTTCTGATAATTCTGTAAGAGTAGACTTTAATCCTTTTATTTGCTCAGCCAAATACTTAGTGTAATTGTTGAAGTCATCTGTTTTTACAAATTCTTCCATTGTTTGCTCTTTTTTATTTTCGTTTGTTGTTTTATTATTTATCTCTTTTTTAAATACTTCATATATAAATAAGCTTTCATCGTTAGCAAAACCATAAGATTCATTAACTCTGTTTAATTGTGCATTCTCAAATCCTGGATCTGCAACTAAATCATAAGTAAATAATTGTTTGATTTTAACTTTACCGCCTTCTGAAACTTCTCCAGCAGCTCTAGAACTAATATGTAATGGTACACCAGCATCAACTAATGCTTTAGCTTGTTTACCAGCATCAGTATCTAATAATCTGATTTTACCCATTACTTTCTTGTTTTCTTGATCATACCTTAACTCTTCGACAACGTGTGATACGTTTTTAAGAGAAATGTCAAATTGTTGAGGATGGTCTAATTCACCAAGTAATTTAGAACCTCCGATTTTGTCTTGTAACGATTTAATTTGTGGAAGATATTCATCTTCAGTATAGATTCTGTTATTCTTATTTTTAACATCAATCTCACCAAAAACACCTTCTAAAACATAGTCCTTTGTTTCTCCTGTTTGCTCTAAAACACTAGAAGATTTTTCAACTATTAATAAATTATAATCGCTAGGCTTATTTATAAGTCTATCCATTTTGTTTTTTTCTTTTTTGTATATATCTTTAACTTAAAGTCTTTTTCTTAAACATCCATTCCAGTTAGTGGGTCTTCTTCATCTCCGCCTTCCTCTTCTTTTTCTTTTTCCTTCTCTTCTTCAGCTTGTTCTTTATAATAATCTTGATAGGCTGACATCATTTGTCCCATTGTTGCTGTATCAAATTTAGTAGAACCATATTTTTCATAGAAATAAGCCTTGAACGCATCTTCAGTATCTGCTGATATAATTTGTCCTAAAATTTCTTGAGCAGAAATAACTTTACCATCTGCTGTTTTTTGATCGCTGACCTCTACTTTACTATCATCACCTGCTTTAATAGATGTTAATTGAGCCTCAGTTATAAATTGATTAAATGTTTTAATTTTCATAGTTTATATATCATCTATTTTTATATTCCCATTCCCATTGGATCCTCTGGTTCCGGAGCTTCTGCATCTTGTTTTTCAGCCTTTTTCTTAGCTGCTGCATTTGCAGCAATATCATCTGGGCTCAGTTGTAAGTATCTATCAACTAAGAACTCCATATCAAAGTAGTATTCCTCTTCCATTGTTTCTTGATTAGTTGTCATTAAACTGTCTCTCATTGTAGAAACAAAATCAAGTCTTCTTTCCATGATTTCCATTTCTTTTAAAGCTGCAAAGTCATTATCTCTATTATATCTTAATGCAACCTGTGTTTTAAAACCTGGATCTTCTGCTAAATCTTTATATGCAATACACATTTGTAAATATAGTGGCTTAACCAATATTTCTTGGAAAGCTGATCTTAGTCTCTTTACAAACTTGCTAAATTTAATTTCATCTCTAATCATTCCATCAGCAGCAAGATTAAAATCTCCACCACCGTCTTCATATAAGAATCTAGAATAAGGTATTTTAGAAACATGTTTAAGTTTATCTGAAAAATATTTAAGTGCTTCTGTATCTGAAAGGTCTGGACCCGATGCATCTAATGTTTCAATCTCAGGGCTGTCACCGTCTTTACTTGGTAACCAATATTCTTTATTAAATTGTAGCATAGGTTTACCATCGGTTGTCATAGAACCAGACTCCCAATCAAAATCAACTACTTCTTTATATGAATTCATTAATTGTGCAAGTGATTGTTTTGCTCTTGTTTTAGATTTACCACCGACTGGTATAACAAATTTCATTCTATAAGAACTATTAGTCACTGCCCAAATAATTCTAGTATGTTCCATAATTCTTAATAAGTTAAAAGATCTAATAAGTCTTTCAACATAGCTGACTCTACCTGCTGTTGTTATAGAAGAATAAGAAAGGTAAATGATTTGAGAATCATATAAGGTTCTTTCTTTTACTGGATCATCTTTAAATTGTACCCATACTTTTTTACCATCTTCTTTATTATAACCCGGAACTAATGTAATTGGATCAAGTTCTTTAAAACCAATAATTTCCTTTTGATCAGGTGAATAAATAATTTCAAATGCTAAATAACCATCAATTAACCATTTTCTAAAATAGTACCAAGCAGATTGATCTGAGTTAAATCCAAATGCATGGTATATTTGTCTAAAATATCTGTTTAAATCTTTTTGAATTCCATCTGCAACTTCAACTCCTAAGATTTCAGGAGAAGCAAAAAAGTTTTTATTATCATATACGATAGTTTCGTCACATAGTATATCTAAAATATCTTCAATCTCATCGTTTACTGAAAAACTTCTAAGTTCATCTCTTTTTACTTCATATTGTTGATCGAAAAAAGGAATGTTTTTTCGCATTGTAGTATCGGCCATTGACAAGGCAGCAAATGCTGCATACATATCATCATTATCTAATCCCATTGGATTCATTTGGCCATAACCAAACTTATCTTCTAATGGACCAACCGCCTGAGACTGTCTAAGTATCATATCATCATATCTCATACCGAATGATGAAAGTAACTTTAATGTATTGTTTAACCTAAAAGGTCTCTTATTACTTAATGGACCATTTCTTGGATCCTTATCTGCAAAACCTGCCATAATTTCTTATATCGTTTATAAATTTATATATTCAATTTTTTTTATTTGTTTCTAAATTCATTTACTAGTTGAATATATGTTGTTCCATTTAAATCCGCAAAGTCACAAAGTGCTACCTTTGCCCAATTTTCATAACTGACCACTGCCTGTCCAACCTTTCTACCTGGTATGTATTGTCTAATTGCAAATTTATAAGTTGCTAAAAAACCCTTTGCTTCTTCCCATGTTATTGAAAGCTGACTTTGACGGCGCGCATCGTTCTTTCTTCCTCCTATTGATTCTCTTTTAATTTCATTTTCAAAAGTACTATATACTCTATCTAATAAAGTTTCTTTAACATCACTTGGTAAGAGGTTAACGTTTATGCCAACATCATTATTTCCATCAGGATCAAGTGCTAATACGACTGGGTTTGCATCATACCATGGTAATTCTTTAGCGTATTTTGGTGTATATCTAAAAATATATACCTTTCCTGGCTGAAACCTACCACCTATTGGCTGTACACTTTTTTCAGCTGATGTTTTTTTACCAGTTTGATACCAATTTTCTGCAGCTCTTTTAGCTCTAGTCTTACTCTTTGCTTCTTTAATTAATTCCTTTATGTCTTCTCTAACCTTTCCCATTATTTAAGACTTTTTTCTGTCATTACAACAAATCTAAATCCTCTTGACTTAGACCATTCCTGCGCATATTTATATTTATCTCTATTTTTAACATACTGTTCTGCGAGGAATTTATAATTTTTTAATGCCTGTTTTGAATTTTTAGTAGGTGGTTCAGGCTTTACTATATGACTTTCAGGCTTAATCTCAATGAGACTTTCTTCAAAGCCTGTTTCTTTCTTTACCTTTATATAAAAATCTGGAAAATATGAATGTTCCTTTTTATCCATTGAACTCCAGTATTTTATTTCAACTGGCTCGCTTGACCATAATACAATGTCCTCTCTATTATCGCACATCTTCATAAACTTAAGTTCCCATGAACTTCTGTATATTATAGGTGGATTGCCAGCATATTTTTTAGGATATAGTGGATTGTAGTAGCCTTGATTAAAGCCTGAGTTCTTTGTTGGTCTTACGTTTTTTATTGACATTATTAGATATTAAACATTCCGCCTCCGCCATCTTCTCTTGAGTTTGCAGAATTTATTCTATCCATTGAGATAGTTCCCTTTGTTTTATTTGGATGAAGCTTATTCCAACCTTTAGCATAACCTCTTTTTGCAATTTCAGTAAAGTATGCAAATGCGTTTGTATATTTAGGGTTAAAGTTTCTCCAATATTTTAATAAATCTAATAGAGCGAATTGCAAACAATCTTTTCTATCATCTTCATTTACATAAGTTAATCTATTAATTGCTTTTTCAGCAAGTAACTGTAACATTTTCTCTGCATCTCTTGTTAATCTATCATCATCTAACGATTGTACAATTTGTGCATATAAGTCTTTATTGTTTAAATAATTCTTTTTTCTTGGCATCTTTTAAATTTATAGATATTATATAAAAAAAAGATCAATTGTTTCCAATTGATCTTTTCTACTGTATTTGAGTTAAATGAGAGATTTGTAGTTTAACGTCAAATTTTATTTAATTTTTTATACTGTTTCGCCGTCAGCTAATTCAACATCTCTTTTATTTACTTTAATTGGTTTTTCATCAGCAAATACTGTAATTGATTCATCTTGACCAGATGTTGTATAAGCTTCAGCGTCAATTTGAACCTCCGTACCTTCTGCATATTCTTCAGTTTTGTATTTAAGAGTTCCTGGTACATAGCCATCTTGTCTAGTTACTAATTCTTCTTCAATCTCAGCTTCATTAGTAGCTTCATCCATAGATGCTTCTAATTCTTCTTGATCTTCTTCGGATTTTTTAGGTTCTGATAAATCATTTAAATTAGCTTCAATATCAGCTGCAGCATCTTCTGCTATTTGTAATAATTCTTCAAATGATTTTCTATCTTCTTTAACTACTTCTTTAGCACCTTCTTCGCCTTCATCGCTTGGTGCAGAATCATCTGCTTCTTCCTTTGTATCGGGCGTTGTAATATCCTTTGTGTCTTTTTTAATATCTTCAGCTTCAACTCCAGCCTCATCTCCGGCTTCTTCGTTAGTAGTTTCTTCAGTTGTAGCTTTAGTTTCAGTTTCTTCAGTTGTAGCTTCAGTTTCAGTTTCTTCAGTTGTAGCTTCAGTTTCTTCAGTTGTAGCTTCAGTTTCAGTTTCTTTAGTTGTAGCTTCAGTTTCACAAACACATCCGTCTGTTCCACATTTTCCACAACTTTCTTCTACTTTTTCAGTACCGTTTTTAATAGCTTCAACCTCTTCTTCTAATCTTTTAATTTCACTGTTAATTAATGTATCAGCTTCTTTAACTTCTTGAATTGATTTATCAGCCTCAGCAATAACTCCTCTTTGATCTTTTAAGAACGCTATCATTTGCTCTAGAACACTGATTTTATTTAATTTTTCAGCAGCCTGTTTTCTTGCACCTTCTAAAAGTTCTTGAGTCATATCAGTTATTTCATAACCTGTTTGCTCTTTAACATAATCAAATGCAGCATTTGCATCTAATTTACCAAACTTATAAATCTTATTTGCTTCATTCATTCTATAAACGTAGAAGTCTTCGTTTAATTTCATAACATAACATTTAACCTGTCCTTCTTCGATTTTTTGAGCAAAATCAAGAGATACGAAGTTATTGATGTTTTTTGCAGCATATTCAAAAAGTTGAATTTTTGCTTTGTTTGTATAATTTACAATACCTGCTGCTAATAAATGATTTGTTAAACTTTCAGCTAAAACTTCGCTATTGTTAACGAAAAAATTGTTTGATTCTCTTACGAATCTAATTCTATTAATTCCATTAAACCATGTTAAACCTTCATTAGTTAATGTAAAATTGTTTAATGCTAAAACAAGACTTCTAAACTCACCAGGAGCTGTAGTAATTTCTGCTTCAGTAATTGTATTTTCACCAACTAAAAATGCTTTACCATCTAATGCAATATAACTATCTCCTGCTTCAGTAACGAATACAGGTGATATAATTTGTTTTGTAACTTGTGCCATTTTTAATATTTTTATTTATTTTATATATTAATTATATATCTAAACCCTCATCTAAAGATTCGTTAAGTTGTTTTTCATCTGAATAAGCGTGAGTTATCTTAAACATTCTATTTCCAGCATGTCTCTCTGTGTCAAAATCTATTGCTGGCATAAATGAATTTACCTCAATACTGAATGTTATTTTATAATTGCCTTTATCGTCAAAACTATATTCAATTGGGCTTTCTTTACCATAATCGTCTGGCATTGCATAATAGGCTGCCATTCTATATAGTCCTTCTTCTAAATGCCCGACTTCTACATTATATTGATTAGATTTATATAATTTCTTTACTAATTGTTCAGTACATTTAAAGATGTCTAAGAGACTACTTAAGAGTATTTCAATATCAATTGAAAATGTCATAGGAATTAGTTCAAACTCTGCCCTATACCCCTCTAAAACACCTTGATCATTCATCTTACTGTACTCTCCAACATTTCTCTTATTTACAAGCTTTGATGGATCAACTGTCATTGATGTAAGATTAACAACTCCTCTTGGAATTGCATCATAATTTCCATCTGCTCCAACTGGATTTGGACTACATTCAAAGCCATTAGCTGTTGAAAAAAGAAAATTATCTTTTAAAAAATCAGCATCTCCAGTAATTGAATAATAAAAGGGGACATCTATTTCTGATCGAGTATCATTATCAAGTTGTCTATAAAAACTAACCTTTTTATTTAAGTCAGCTAAAAGACCCACTATAAGGTGTCTGATAACACTATCGTCTCTATTGAATTTTAAATTATATGTTGCCATTTATTATATATCATTCTATTTTTTCAATAGTAAACTTTGAAAATCCATTCTCTCTATGAATCTGTATTTTCTGATCAAAGATCTCATGAGGTAATTCCGTATGATTAATCACAAATGTATTTAGTCCGTTTTCTTTAATTACTTCATTAAGAATTTTAAGTACGTTATAGACTCCATCTTGATCTACAGAACTTAATAACTCATCTAAGAACATAAGATTAAGTTGTGGAAACCTTAGTTTTAGTATTTTAATAATAGCAATAATAACTATAAAGTCAGCCTTCTTTCTTTCACCTGTTGAAAGTGTTAGAGGATTTATATCTTCCCCTAAATGATTAATAATACAATCGAACTTTTCATTAAATCTAATATGAAATGGAAGGTGCATTGTTTGAGCCATCATTGCGATATTAGCATTTAAGCCTGGTAATATAGTTTGTACTGCAAGGTTTTTTACACCATCATCTCCTAAGACTTCTTCTAAGATTGTCATAAATGCATCTTGCTGTGCTATCTCTTCTCTCTTACCTGATTTGCTTTCTTCTGACTTTTCAAACTCTTCAATAATTTGTTTTAAATGTTGAAATTGAGTTGAGTCTTGAGTTGATTCCTTTATTTTAATTAAAGCTTCTTTAATATCTTTAATAGAGTACCTTAAGTTATTAATTCTAGTTTCAACTTGTTTTTTCTTACTTCTTAATTCACTTACTTTTCCTTCAGCTATTGTAATTTCTTCTTTTAATTTACCTGAATTTTTAGAGTTATTTTTAATCTGTGTTTTAAATTCATCTCCTTTTTTCTGGTGCCAATCAGTATCTAACTTTGTTTCACATGAACCACAAAAACCGGATTCGTATAATTCAATTTTTTTCTGTAGGTATTGATTCTCTCGTTCAAGGTCTCGCTGCTGAATACCCATACTACTTGCTTCATCTCTTACTCCTTCAATTTTACCATCGATATGGCTTCTCGCCTCGTTTAATTTCTTAACATTATCTCCATGTTCTAATAGTTCATCTTTTAAGGCTTCAACCTTTGCTTTATCTTTCTTATGAGACTCTTCAACTAAGTTATTTAGTTTAAGTCTTACTGAAGAAATTGATTCCATAATCTGATTAAGTTCAGAATCATAAGAATCTATTTCCATTTTAATTTGCTTGCGTTCTTCTTTAACATTCCTGAACATATCGTTTAAAACTGAAAAACCAAACATCTTATCAATGATTTGTTTTTTATCACTTGAATTCATAGTCAGAAAAGACTTAAAATCATTAATACTTAAAATAATAATATTCTTAAACACATGATATGGTATTCCAAAAATTTCATCTTCTAAATATTCTTGTACAGATTTTTTACCTGCTTTATCAAACTCTACTCCATTGATTAATACTTTAAACTTATTTGGCATAAGACCTCTTTCTATCTCAACTGACATGTCTTTACATTGTAAGTTTATTTTAACCCATAATTCTTTGTTGATTCTATTTGGCAAATCAGCGAGTTTTACACCTTCAACCTTTCCATATAGTGCATATATAATACTATTAGCTATTGTGGTTTTGCCATGTCCGTTTTTACCTAATGTTAAATATAACTGTGCTTGGTCTTCAAACTCAATTGTTTGAACTTGATTACCATAACTTGCAAAATTCTTAAATTCTATACTATTAATTCTCATTGTCTAAGTCGTAATTATTTACACAACCGTTATAAAGTTGGTTTAATTTGTCTTTAATCTGTTTTTTTAACTTGTTATCAAATGTAGAAGAATCTATGTATTTTTCACAAAGTCCCATAACACTATAGTTCTTTTGCATTTCTTCTATCTCATCTAAGTCATATAAATCTTTGTCTATAAAATTATCTTCTTGATAAATATTTGGCTCAATTCTTCTTCCAATCTTTTGCACTCTGTTAATTAAATTAGACAATGCAGATGATGTTGCTATTTCAGAAGGAACATAAAGATCTACAAAATTATTTTTAATTTGTGCCTTAAAATTCTCAAGTGGCATATCATATAACATCTTAATATTATACCTAAGAAAGTGAGGAGATATTGTATTTTCAAAGAAAGTTTCTTGCATATCCTTTAAATCTACAAGATCAAATCCTTTAGTGTTATTCATATCAGATCTTGTTAGTTGATATGGTACACCAACCATTAAGAGTTTATCCTTTTCTTGTCTATAATGAATGTGGCCGCTATATACTCTCGTGTATTTTGAATAGATATTACTTTCATTTCCATGCTGATTCTTTACCTTTGCGTTTAAGTAAATACCTCTAACTTCAGAATGGCAAAATACAATCTTACTCATTGGATAGTCTGCTAATGTCTCTGCCTCATGTGCTGAATCTCTTCTCCATGGCATTAGTAGTATTTTTCTATCATTCCAAACATACTCAACAGGGTCTGTATAAACTTGTACATTTGGGATCCATTTAAGAGTATCTATTGAAGTAATTTCATTTGTCTTCTTAGCCCAAATATCATGATTGCCACAAATTACATGGACCGGCAATATCTCACCTAGCCTCTCGAATAGATCCATGGCATAGTTTAAAACTTTGATGTTTATACTCTGGCGGTTGTCAAACGTATCTCCTACCTGTACCAAAACATCACCTGGTTTTACATATTTCTTTAATGTGGGAATAAACTGCTGTTCAAAAAAATCTTTTTGAATTTGTAGCCATTCCATAGAATTAGACCTAACTCCAAAGTGAAGATCGCCTAATACCCACACCCTTTTTACGGGTTTACTTAAAACACTTGTCTTAATCATTTAAAAAAGTTTGTTAATATTTTTTCTTGAAAGAACTCCTGTTTTTTTATCTAATTCCATAATTAGATCTTCTTTATAAACATTTGATAATGAGTTATAAAATTTATTTGGAGGTATATTAAAATAATTACATAACTCAGAAAATAAATCTATTCTTGAGTATTTTTTAATTAACTCATCTACCATAAATCCATAAACTTCATTGATGTCTATTTTCTTAAGACGAGTTACACTTGTAAATTCATTTATTACGTTGAATTTTTTAAATCTTGAATTTTCAATTAAATCATGTATATCCCTGGCTAATATTTCGTAGTGTATATTTTCTTCTTCTGAAAGATTACCTCTTACTGCTGGATCTAAATCAAAGTTAATAGATCCCTTTCCCTCCGTGTCTGGAGCTTCAAAATTATTGTCAAATATTTTATCTTGCTTATTTCTCATATCTATATTGCGTGTAAATTACTCATTGTTATTTCTTCAGTTTCCATTAATCTCATATATGAGTAGTTAATATCTAACTTGCATTTTGTTCCCTTGCCTTCACCATCTCTGATTTTAAGGACTTTTAATCTGTATTCATTTGCTGCTCTCATAATATCATCTTGAATAATTCCAAGCATAACATCAGCAGTATGAGAAAGACCTGCAGATTCTGCAATATCGGTCATTGTAATATCTGAAGAGTTGTAACCACTTCTTGTAATTTGAGTTGCTGTAACGATTAGCCAATTATTTCTAATACCCATTGCTCTAAGATCTTCTGCAATTTGCTTAATCTTCATATAAGTATTTTCAGTGTTTTGATTTCTATAATTTGCTAAGATGTTAATATAATCTATAACAACTGCACCTAACTTAATTCCTTTTTCTTCTTCAATTTGTGCAAGATAGGCTTCAATGTCAAGCACAGTAGCTTGAGATGTTGGGAATTGTCTAACATGTAGACTACCTGGAGGAGTAAATCCATTTCCTACTGTTTCTAATTTTCTTTTAATAAAATCTTTATTCTTACCTTTTTCATTATAGTCACTAATGTTAATACCTAAAAGGTTTGCTCCGATTCTTTTAACAAATTTATGTGCTGCCATTTCAGCGGTAATGACGGCGGTGTTGGTTCCCATCTTAACGAATTGAGCTGCGTCATTTGCTAAGAAAATGGATTTACCAATATTCTGTTCACCCGCATAAACTACTAAATTACCGCCTTTGTCATATCCTCCGCCTAATACTCTATCTAAAAAGTTATATCCTGTACTAATTTTATCAGTCTCTTTTTGATCATGTGATTCTGCATCGAAAAAATCAAGACCAAGATCACTGTTAAATGTAAGATTATTTCTTTCATTTATTAATGTCTTAACCTTTGTAATTATATGATCAGTATTTTCAGGAGTTACAGTTGTTGTTTTAATAAACTCAATAGTGTCAATAAGAGTTGTATCGAAGTTTCTCCATTTAATCCATGATTCTGCAGTAGATGTTAGCCACTCTTCATCATATTGATCTAAGTCTACTTCAAATATTAAATTAATTATACTATCACTAATTTTATCTTTAGCCGTTTTTGCATTTTTAACAAGAAGTCTTAACTGTTCCTTTGAAGGAGTTTCATTAAACTTCATAAAAAACTTAAGAGCAAGAGTTGAAAGTATATCAATCTCTTCAGATGAATAAAAACTTGTCTTAATTGCCTGTAAATATTTAGGTTTTTCTAATGAAAACCTAAAAAACATTTTTTCATAATCTTGGCTAAATTCCATACTAGTTTAATTAAACGGGTTGTTTATTATTTTATAGGACTCTTTACCTTTTGTTTCATTTACCGGTTCAATATAACCTTCTTTAACTAATTCTGCTAAAGCTTTATCCACTCTTTCTGGATCTGCGTTTTTTAAATGATATTTCATACTTGCATGTTTTGTGAAATTGTGGTTAGTATCTCCAATGTGTCTTTTTATTTTTTCATATAAAATGTCAAATCCATCTGGGTAAGAAGGCAATGTGTCGTGTATTCCTAAAATATATTTAATAGGAAGTTTATCTTCATTTATTTGTAAACTCATTCTGCAGTCTCTTCTAATATTGCATCAACGTCAACGTCTTCTGACATTGCACTATAATTAAACAGTGGCTGAATGTGCTCATTGATTTTTTCAAGTACTTCTTTTGTAAATACCTTTTCAGTAAAGAAGTCTTTATTTGAGACTGGATTATCTAAGTGCTTACATATCCAAGTTCTTGAAGTTGCCTTAAGTTCAGGTTTTCCATTTTTATCAAAGCTTCCTCTATCAACTCCACAAACATCCCATGAAACATATTGTTCAAGACCTACGTAAGGATTCATTCCTTGAGTAAAGTGTAAATGAAATTTAATTGGAGTTGGCTTTGCAAATCTGTTTTTGTTTGGTTTCGCCGTAACTATAATTCCTGTTTTCTCAGTACCTTCTTTAAGTTGTGCTTTATTTAAGAATAAAACAATTGATGCTGCATATTCAGGACCTGTACCTCCACCTGCTATTTGTTGTGCAATAAAGCCTTGCGTCATATAAGTGTGGTTAGTAAATAAGAAAGGTATTTTAAGATCTGCCAATGGAGTCATAATAATTCTAAAAATAGATTTAAGAATTTTGGCTCTTGTCATATCAGCCTTTTCACTACCACTGACTGCATCATTGATTTCTTTTTGAGTTGCCAAGTTTCCAGCACTATCAAGAATAATCATAACCTTAGGTACTGTACCACCTGTTCTTTTTACTTCTTGCATTTTAGTTGTGATCGTTGTGATTGAATGTCTAAAATCTTGTACAGTATTGACCGGTTGATAATTAACCTTAGCTAAATCAATTCCAAACTTTGTCATTAATTGTTTATCAACAGCAGCTTCACTATCATAAAAAATAACATTGTAACCCATGTCAATTGCACGTTTTACACTATTTAATATGAGGAAAGTTTTACCTGTTCCAGAAGGGCCAGCTAATGCACAAGTTCTACTGTTTGGCCATCCACCAAATAAACTACCACTTACACATGCATTTAAATGATAATTACCTGTGTCAATATATTCTGTAACTTCACTAAAATCACTATTTTCCATTACACTACCTAATGGATTTATATTTGCTAATTCAGCGTTAATATCACTGAAATTAAATTCAACTTTCTTTTTTGCCATTTTATTTGTTTATTTTTTCGAATAACTTAGATTCTTTTTCTCTAATATTGTTTAATTCTTTTATTAAGACTTCAGCCTTTTGTTTAATATTACTCATCTCATTTTTTAAAGTATTAAATTCTTTTTGAATTGCAACATACTCTTGTAATATGGTTTGTTCTTCTTTAGAAAGGTTCATAGTCTTTAATTCTTTTTTGTTTAGCTGCTTCATTTATTTTTTCTGAGAAATGTTCTCTAAAATGAATTGCAACCTTTTTTCCTAATTCAGTATAGTTTGGGTTTTCAGCCACTAATTCGCAAACGTAGTCTTCTATATTCATGTGTTTATTTTAAAATAATGCCGAAGCATATATTAGGTTTGTATCTAATTCTTGTAAGCCTATTGCTTTAAGAACTCTGTTAATTGGATCAATCATGCATTTTCCAAATTGAGTATCGTAGTCAATTTCAGGTGCTATCTCATATGGATGCCCTCCTGGTAAATATGCGAATGTATCACAAATAGGGTGCTTTGTATTATAGATCCTAAGTTTTTCACCATTTGCTATCATCTTATACTTATTCTTGTATTTAGAATTATTATTTAAGAGATAGTTATAAAAACCTGCAGCCTTTACATTTGGTGGACACTTAAGTCCAATTTGAAATTCTTTATTATCGTCAATAATATACTGTTGGATATTATTAGTTCTTCTATTAAAAGAAATATCGTCTATATTTACAAGCTTAAATTCAGTTTTACATTGCTTTAAGAATTGTACCATTTCTTGTAATTCAACTGGACCTGGCTTTGTTCCCTTTGTGAACAATAACTTAAGTGCTTCTACTAATTTTTGTCTTGCAAATAATGGAGTAGAACTTTGAATAGTATCGTAGCCAATTGTCTTAATCTTTTTAAGAGAAGGGTGTCTATCTTTTACAGAAAGCTTATCTTCCCATGCAATATCTTGAATATACTTTTTCTTTTTCATCCAAATACCTGAGTATGCAATAGATTCTAGTTCAAATACTAAGAAATTATCAGTATTATGAACAACTGCATATTTTTTCATCGCTAAAGAAATAAATTCCTTAATTCTACGGTTGTAAACTTCTAATGTAAATGTTGTAACATCCATTTTTTTAGACTCATCTAACCATTCTACAGAATCATACATTTCACCAAATTGCACGTAGTTAGAATCTGTATCTATGTAAATAACAGATGGCCTATGTAACTTGCCTTTTACCTTAATTCCAAGTTCTTCATGTAACTTAGTGTCTTTATGCCAAAAATCATTAAAGTATTTATTTAATACTGTTTCTGAATAAATAATAGCATTTTGACCTTGAAGAGTAATTGATTCTGCAATGTTAATATCAAAAAAATGAAACCACTTATTACCGAATGCACCATAGATACTATTTAACGAAAGTTTCACGGCCTGTTCGTAGGCCGTGAACTTATTACTCATGATGTCATAATCAGCAGCAAGTGCTTCTAATTCTTCTATAGATAAATTATCTATGTTTTCTTCTACAGCTTCAGTTACTTCCATCTACGCTGTTTGGCAAGTTGATATTGTTAATAAAGTATCTGACTCATTAGAATCAAAAACAACTTTGCTTGCAGAAACGTGTACGTTGTACTCTTCCTTGTCTAATAATGTTAAGTATTTTTTGTAAAGTGTTGCGCCGCCATTTCCTTCTGGTGATTGACTAACCAATACATTAAATGTCTTACCTTTAACTTCAACACCTTTTCCATTTGATTTAATATCGAATGTCTCATCTTTTTCAAGATTAAAAAGAGATTTAAGTTTATTGATAGTGTGGTTATCAATTCCAAATTGAAAAGAATCTGGCGCTTTTGCAAATATTGCATCGATTTGATCTGGTGTAAGATCTTTAAAGCCTAGAGATGGCTCTGAACATGCTAGAGTAATTTCCAACTCATCATTGTAAATTCTAAAAGTAGAAGCTACTAAGTCTTGTTCATTCTCTATGAATTCAATCTCGCAGCGAATTGCATCGTGCTCAAATTGTTTAAATGCTTCTATAATTCTACCTGCATCGAAGAATGCAACCTTTAATTCTTTACCTAATTGAGGTACTTCGGCCGTTTGAAAAATACTTTCAAATGGGACTGAATGGTGTTTTACAGCGTCTCTTTGTGGTAAGTAAGCTGTTGAGATAACTTGACCATCTTTAATTTTGAAATAGATAAAAGAGTCTATTAACTTTAGTCTATTAACAAAACTTGTAAATGCATGCTGGTCTATGCGATCGATTTGTAATTTCATCTTGAATAATTTAGTTTATTTACAGATTTATATGTAATAAACTAATATTGTTTCAATAAAAATTAAGCTTTATTAGAGGATGTCTTTGCTGCTGCCTTTGCATCATCTGCATCATTATCTTCAATAGTACCTAAAACTACTTCAAGAGCTGCGATTGCAGCAAGTACATAAGCTGCATTAAACACTGCAGTAATAAATGGAGCAGCTGGTGGAAAGAACAGTGTAGTAATTACGCTTGTAGTCAGGGTTTTTATAGTATCTTTCATTATTATTTCAAGAGCGAGACCTATGAATGTAGCAACTGCTAAAAACTTATAAGGTCCTGGAGCTCCCATTACTTTAGTTGCCATTTTAGATAAATTTCCTAATAATCCTCCTGTTACCTCAGCTCCTTTTTCTTTAAGCGTTTTTAGAATACTAAAAGGTGGAAACTTATTGACAAATTTTGCAATAGTAGAAATAAATGGAATTTTAGCTGCTTTTTTATCTCCAGCTTCGTTTAATTGTTGTTCTATTTCATTAAGATCCATTTCACCTGCATCAATTGCTGCTGAAAATGTATTATATAACGAATGTTCCATAAATAAATCCATGCTTCTGTATCCCATAGATTCACTTGTATCTTTATCTTTCTTTGATTTATCAGTATCTTCTTTTGCACCTTTTATAATTGCGTCAGCAGTTTCCTTAGCAACGTCTTTAGTACACCATTTTATAACGTGTTTTCCTACCTTTTTACCATTTTGAACATCGTCTTTTAAAGATTTAAGTTTGTTTTTCATTGCATCTTTGTCATTAGTCTTTCCAGAATCTAATTCATTTTTAAAAGCTGCTATCATTTTTGACTTTGCGCTATTTGCTAATTTTTTACCAGCTTCAAATGCTTTTTTAGCAACTGCTTTAATATTTTCTACAATCTTTTTAATAATATTGGCTATTTTACCTCCAATTGCTAACACCCCTTGTTGAATAGCACTTAAAGCTTTTTTACCTTTATCTTTTACAACTTGATATGCATCTGTTGCTTTATCTTTTAGCCTTTGTATTAAATTTAATTCTAAAAGTAAACTTTCATAAAGTTCTGACTCATTTAACATTTCTATTTTTTCTAAAGAAAGATTATCAAAAAGACCCTCATTTATTAAATTAGCGGCTTCGACTAATTCATCTTCATTAAGAAATTGTGGAAAAGCCTTTGTATAAAAGTTTCTTCTTGATATGGAAACTTCTTTTTCTGTTAAAAATTCGTTATATTGTAAAATCATAATATTTCTATATATCATTGTTTTTTATAAAAAGAGGGAGCGTAGCGAACGATCTCCCTCTTAAACCCGTAATTAAACGGTCCTAAAGCGTGGCCACCGAAGCGCCACACATTTTAGCCATCGCATGATACGCAATCTTCGCTAGTTGCACTTGAGGCAATATCACCTCTTAATACGCTTTCAGTTCTCATATAATAGAGAGTCTTAATACCTTGTTTGTAGGCTTCTAAATGAACTAAATTAATAAACTTTGGACTTGCTGTATTTGGAAACGCAAGATTAAGACTACAAGATTGATCGATATATTGTTGTCTAACTCCAGCCTGCTTAACTAGTTCAAGTTGATTAATTTCTTTAAATGTTTTAAATACTTCTTTTGCTTCAACCCATTTAGTTTGTTCCATTTTATCTAAACTTTCCCATTCTAGTTTTTCAATAACTTTACCTCCCCACATGTTATGCTCTACCATGTAGTTGTCAATAAAATCTAGACCGTAAACCGAACCATTATCTTCAAGAATCTTGTTCCAAACTGCATTTGTATTTTTACCAATTTTTTCTAGGAAACTTACAAGTGAAACATTTTTACGAATAAATGTACCTTTAGAAGTTTGTTCAGTAAATACATTAGCGGCCCATGGCTCAATACCTGGGCTAACATTGCCACTTAATTTAGAATTAGTTACCGTAGGTGCAACTGCTCTTAAATGTGTATTTCTCATGCCTGTACCAACACACCATAGTGGTTCTCCATATTCTACTGCAAGTTCTCTACTTGCTGCTTCGCTCTCTAATTTAATTTGAGAAAATATCTTTCTTGTTTCAAACTGTGCTGTAAGACCTTCGAATGGAATACCTCTTTCTTGTAGATATGTATGCCAACCTAAGACGCCAAGACCAAGTGCTCTACCTTTTTCAGCAGAACGAACTGCATTTTCAAAGCCTTGTCTGTATTTTGCCTTTTGAATAAATTCTTCCATAACACCATCAAGAAACCACGTTGCGGTTCTAATTAAATCAGTGTTTTTCCACTCGTCATATTTTGTAAGGTTTAATGAACTTAAACAACAAACAAAACTGTGATTCTCATCAGTATGTAATGTAATTTCACTACAAATATTTGTCATGTAAACTTTTAAACCATTCTTTGTATATGCTTCAGGATTTGCTCTATTAACATTTCCTTTATACATAATATATGGCTCTCCAGTTGCTTTACGTTTTTTAATAAGTGCAGTCCATCTCTTTCTTGCTTCTTTATCTCCTTCTTGTACCTTTTGCATAAAGCCATCACTAACAATTACGCATTGGTGCATATTTAAACATTGTCTATTTATATCTCCCTTTGGTTCTCTAATTTCTAACCAATCCCAAAAATCATCATGTTCAATATCTATATTAACAGAGGCTGCTCCTCTTCTTACTGCTCCTTGATTTGTAGCGAGAATTGTAGAGTCATATATTTTACAAAATGGTACAACACCATCTGAAGTTCCATTGTCTGTAATTTCAGTTCCTGCAGGTCTAATTTGATTTACGCCAATTCCAACTCCTCCACCATTCTTTGCAAGTAACATCATTTCAAGATTCTTTTTACCAATATCATGAATACTATCTGCAACATCAATTCCAAAACAAGAAATTGGCAATCCTCTTTCTGTACCAGTGTTTGAAAGTACTGGAGACGCTAAATTTAACCAACCCTTCCAAATATAATCAAAGAACTTACTAGCCATATCAGATCTTCTAAGTCTTCTTGCAATAGTGGTTGCTACTCTCCAATAAGCATCCTTTGGTGTTTCTCCTTCTAAACAATATCCTTTAGAAATTGTCTTTAAATAAATTTCAGTGTGGCCCCAAACTGGATAGTCAGTACCTTTTATCCATCCTAGTTTTTGGGCTATTTTATCAGCCTTAGGTGAATCTTCTTGTTCTACAAATAATTCCATAATTTATATATTTAAAAAATTGACTCCTCGTCCCAGACCTCATCTTCACCTGCTTTAGAATATGCAGTTGGTCTAATTGCAAAAAAGTCGCTATGTTCTACTCCTCCTGTTAAATGATAAAACCAATCAAGTTCTTTTGCTGATTCTGTATCAAATTCAAAATGTTGGTTATAACCTAATTCAATAAGTTTTTCATTTGTTCTTCTTAAAATAAAGTTTTTAAGATCGTTTGCTTTAAGATTTTCAAGATTTCCCATTTCAAATATCTTATCAATAAATGCATGTTCCATTTCTACCATAATCTCAGCAGCTCTTATTACATCGTTTTTAACTTCTTCTCTAAGTTCAGGATATTCATCACACATGTGTCTAAATAATTTACAACCCATTTTTGAATGTAATGATTCGTCTCTAACTGACCATTTCATTTGTTGACCAATTCCCTTTAATAAGTTTCTCATTTGAAAAGAATATAAGACTGCAAATGAACTATAAAGGCTTACGCCTTCTGCAAATGCTGAAAATGTTGCTAAACTTCTTGCAACTTCTCTTCTTGCTGCTGGATTCTTTTGTAAATCCTCATGTGTATAATCATTTTCTACTCCTGAAAGATGTTCAAACTTATCTGCCATTGATGGCTCATGTAGGAATGCAGCAAAATCTTCAAGACCTAAAGTTTCATTTAAATAAGAATAGGCTGTGGCGTGAATAGTTTCTTGGCTACCAAAAATCATGGCCATTTGTTTGATCTCATGTTTTGGAAACCAATGAGTAACCATTGTAGTCCAATAATCACTAACAGCACATTCAGTTTGAGCAAAGCCTAAAAGAATATTACCAACAAGATTTCTTTCATGTGGCATTAAGTTTTCTTTCCAATCTTTTATATCACTCTGCATTGGAATTTCAGTATGTAACCAAAACGCTTGAGCCTGTGGAAGCCAACCTTCTGTATAATATTCTGGATATTCAAATGGCTTGTATTCTATTCTTTCTTTGAAAATATTCATATTTATTTAATATATTTTAAATTTTACATTCCTGGTTATTACATTAATAACCTGTTAAAAAACAAAAGATGATCTAATTTTGATCATCTGATTGGGTGTAGTTGTTGATGGATTATATATCTTCAACCTCCCAAAAGTTGACTACTTTAGCTGACTAATTTTTTTTCGAATTAATCTTGCCTTCTCAAAATATTCAAATGATTTTGCCTTATATTCCTTACGTTGACTATACAGGTCGGTGAGGATTCTTTTCAAGACAGAATCTTCTGTTGTATAGACTGCGCCATTTTCACAAACAATATAATCTTTATTTTTTCTTTTTTCTTCTATCTCATGTTTTTGTACAGTTTCAACAAAAGAATCAGGAGAAATATTAAATTGTCGCATAATTGAAGGGTATAGAGAAGCAAAGTCAAATGCACTTACTCCACTATAAAAACCAACGATTGGTTCTTTAACAAAAGCGCCGGCATAACTACCGTCTTTTCTATTGTCATCTCTTCTTTCAGTTGCAATAATTTTATTTTGTTCTTTAAGCTTTCTTGCCATTAATGCTTCTGTCATAGCAACTGGGCTTGCTGCTTTATAAAGTGGCATTTGCGTAATATTTGCAAGAGTTAAAAGAACATCCATTGCTTTAATCTTCTGATCTATATAATATACCAAACATGAATCGACAATGTTATAATAAATATATTTTCTAAAATCTTTTTCATACAATTCCTGTAAGCCGCCATTGTATTTAATCTTTTTAAGACCTACAATTTGACCTGAAACATAATCAAGGGTATTTGATTCTTTAACCTTTACAGAACGATCATACTTATCATACAATTGCATATAATCAAGTATTCCCATATGAAGTGGTCTGCCATCCATTCTATCAACTGCACCTGTTTTTGCAGATTCACTAATATCAATTTGTAGTCTCTTACATCGGTTAACAATATATTGCCAATCATAATTAATAAAGTTCCAACCTGTCATCATTGGAAACTTAGGCATAAACTTATGAATAAAGTTATAAACCATATCATATTCATTCTTAAACTTATAATATGATAGACTCCAATCACTATCCAATGATTTAAAATATTTGTTAGTATCATCTTGCATACCTGTCATATCATCCAAATCTTTTAAGCCTAAAACTATAGCCTTTCTTTCTGGTGTAATGATAGAGAATGACAGGATACGTGTCTTAGCCTCTTCTGGTTTAGGGAAGCCATCTACAATCTCTGTTTCAATGTCTACGAAATATGTTCTTGGTTTATTATATGCAAGTATTTCTTTTTTATCAGCTTCTGGAAGTTGATCTATAAAATAGATCAAAGAAAATTTATTATATTGTCTTGCATTTGATAATTTAACAGGTCGACCATCCCAATTTTGTGCGCTTTCATGTCTGTAACGATCTTTGTCATGTGTTACATACCAATTTTGAAATTGACCAACTGGGTATCTTTTAAAGGCTACTTCACCTTCTGTGTTATAATAGCTTACAATTACTTCTTTATCTCGTTGTTCAATATCTAATAGCATTAATATCCTCTTTCTTGTCTGTTAATATTCTCTTTTTGTTTTGCCATATAAAGGTTGACAATATCCTCACTAGTCATTCCAATTGCAAGTGCAAAGTTCATATAGAAATGAAGGCCATCGATCCATTCATAAAATAATTCTAACCTATCAGCTTCTGATAAATCTGCAACTGTCATTGTTTCTGCTTTCTTATTATCCTGTTTCCAATATTTCCAAGCAGCTGAACCAATTCCATCATTAATACCGCCTAAGGCATCAAACATTTCATTAAGCTCATCTGACATTGCATGTTTATTTACCATCCACATTTCTGCAATTTCTTTAAGAGTTAAGTTTTCATAATTTAAACCTAATCTACTTTGCAATTCTCTTTGTTTATTGTAAATCATGCCGAAAGTATCTTTACCTTCTGAGTAGTGGTCTTTAACCTCTAAATCTGCACATTGATTATCTTCGTTTGCCATTTCTTTTGTTCTTTATATTTTTATTAAAACAACGCAGTTTGTTTACTAATTCCAGTGGTAGGTTGTGAACTAATTGAAAGATTTTCTCCAACTGTTTCTACTATCTCTTTTATTTTTACATCAAATACATCTTTTGTCCACATATAACTAAGTACAGTTTCTGAAAGTTGATTTGCATAATCTTCTAATTCTGTATTACTTAATGATTCTACTTTAACTTTAGGAAGACCTAATGCTTCTGTATCTTTTTCACTTGAAAGTAATACTGACCTTTGTATTGCAGCATAAACCCATCTAATTCTAAACCAGCCACTTCCTGCATGAGGATATTCAGGACATAAAATACTCCAATACTTTCCACAAGCTTCAAAAACATCAGTTTCAGTTTTTAACTGCTTTGCCTCTTTAATACTCTTTGCACCGAAATAATCTACAGGCCATGATAATTTATTTCTATTTACCCATGGCTTATGATTTACAAGAGAAGCCAACATATGTTTTCTTTCTTTAATTTGAGAAGTATATGTTGTTGAAATATTCCAATTCTCTAGGACATAAGGAGTAAGGTCTATATTATAAATATTTTTACTACCAATAATATCTCTAACAAGTTGTTTATTACCCCAATCGAATGCCGGTATAATGGCGTCATATTTTGCATCTACCATGTCTTGTATAACCTGTCTTGCAACATCTTTATTAAAGTGTTGATTATCAACTCCACCATAAAAGTGTCTCCCGTCACTCCATTTCTTTGCTATAGTCTTTTCGTAAGTTTCATCATCTAACATTGATTTAAATGATTTCATAGTACCGTCAATTTTCCAATCTTCATGAAAAACTAAAACATTATCACATTCATTAATTGCATATAATGCGTTAAAGATTTCACCTGAATAATTGTTAGAACCAAATTGACCAAGGCCTACAATAGCAAGTCCATATTCTGAAAGATCATCTCCCCATTTAACTTTCTTTCTGTCTACTGTGTAACCTTGTTTTCTTAATGAATTACAGATAATACTACTATCATCTATTCTTTTAACTCTTGCTCTTTTCCAAGCGTCATCGTCTGTTTGTTTGGCCGTACAGCCTGTAAATAATATTTTCATTCTTTTTCGTTTAAGTAATTGTCTAATCCTTGAATATACGCAACTGCATCTAGGAGGTTATCTCTTTTATGATTGTAACTTTCTCTTGAAAATTTAAGAGCTATTAGGGCCATGTACATTTCTCTGCCTGTAACTTCTAAGCCAGTCATGCCATTGAAAATAGATGCTGCTCTATCCATACCCTCGCTGAAAGGGCCATATTGTCTTTCTTTTTCTTCGCTTCTGTGATTGATAATTTGATCTGCTTCTTCTAGTATACTTTTCATATAGTTATTTTAAAACTTATATACTAAAAAAGGAGATTGTTTCATACAATCTCCTTTAAATTACTAATTAGTTATTAACTTTTTAATGATACCTTCCTAATATTAAACTACAAAAGGTGTTGTTTTAATGTCAAACTTTTTAATGTCATTAACGCTTATCATAATTGATAAATGAGTAGGGGTACTGTAACCATCGTATTGACAAACTACCTTTGCTCCATTTAATGTACCTGTAACATAGTCTGCTCCTGAATCTAATTCATGGTCTTTCTTGTTTTTAATCTTAGTGATTAAATCATTATAAATGTCTGTTAATTCTTTTCCAGAAGAATGATTAGCCCAATGGTCTCCTCCAACTATTTCAACTATTTGGTCTGTTCCAAGAAAGTCTGTTATAAATTTAAAGTTTGCATCTATATCTTCCTCTTCAAAATCACCGGAGGCCATGTCATAATGGATTTGTTTAAATTTTTTAGCCATTTTTTTAAGTTCTGCTGGCGTTGTAGCCATCATATCGTTTTCATTGATAAACTCTTCGAATAATTTTATATTTTTCATAACTTTGTTTTTTTAATTTTAATATTTAATTTCTTCAATTCTTAAGTTCATTTCAGGAGTAAACATGTCAGTTTTTTCTAATTTATCCTTTGCTACTTTTGCAGATTTCATATCTGGTCTAAATACAAATGGTAAATCTTTATTAGCTTCGTCATAATCAAACACTATCATGTATTTTGAAACAGAAAATGTCGTTACTCCAACTTTAGCTTTTACCTGTGCTTGGCCTGTAAAGCCATTAATTTTTTTTTCTAGTTCAGTTAATTCAAATATTTTATTTGAGTCAATATCTTCGTTTATAAATTCTTCGAATAATTTTACGTTTTTCATTGTTACTTTAATTTTTTTAAACTTCTGCAACCTTTAAGTCTCTTTCACCATAAGATGCCATCATCCATTGCTTTGATCTTTCATCCCATAAATAAACGTATTCTGCTCCACCATCATCTTCTACATCTGATAAATAATTTGCAATTGTTGCAACATTACCAGTTGATTGAGAATCTCTATCATCTTTATAAAAGTTAATTTTCTTAGGATTTACTTCAAGACCTGAACCACTTCCTTGTGAAAGTACATAATCTACATTTTTTCCACCTTTATAACCTTTTCTTAAAATAGGTAATACGTTTTCTGGATAACCATCATAATGCATATAAACTGAAGTTATATTTCCTTTTTTATCAATTTTTCCAAATTGAGAACGAGTACCTTCGTTTATTTCTTGAGACTCATTAATAAAGTCGTTAAAATTCTTAATATTGTTCATCTTGTTATTTTATTTTTAATATTATATTATATATCAGATTAAAATATAATTGTTTTTGACTTTGGGTACATTGCACATTTATGATATATTTTCATAATTCTACTTGCTAAATCACTTGGACATTCTAATGCATTCAATTGAAGTTTATCATATAAATAACCATCAAATAAACCATATAATTTGTTTTCAATAGATCTTCTTAATTTTTTATCTATTTGTTCATCGTAATTTATTAAATCATTAATTAAGTTCATGATTTCTTTTCTAGTTTCTGAATTCATTGATTCATGTCTGTTAAAATTTGTATAGCTCATCTAGTTTAAGTTTTAATTATAATACTAATATAACTATAATCTTTGACCCGTGAAAATTTTGAGGCAACTTTTTTACTAAAGTTATTAACAAAAAAACCCAAGATCTGCGAGAACTTGGGTTTTAATTATAAATACTAACTTATTCTTATGCTAGGTTTTTAAAATCCTTTGCATATTGTTTCAACATTCTTTCGTTATAGTATTCATCTAATTTGTCTAAGAATGCTTCATGACTATAATCTTGACCTGGAATTAAATATTCTGCCATATACTTTCCATGTGGTGAGTTTAAAAATCCAATTGCTTCCTTTTCACTCATACCTTTATCTTGTAAAACTTTTAGTGCAACATCATATGCGTTTTGAATGTCTCTATTATTAATTTCTGCCATTTCTTCAAGAAATGCAATATAGCCTAAATCTTTTCTAGCATCTTTAATTTTAGCTTCATTTATAAATCCACTAAATGTAGTATGTACCATTTCTTCTTTTCTATTTTTAAGATATTCTTCTCTTTCTTTCTTCTTTTTCTTTTGCTCTTTCTTAGCATCTCCTTTACCAGCTGGCACATCTCCACTTCCTACTTCTCCACCTTGTGGAAAGGCAGGATTTCCCATACCTCCAATATTTGCTGGTGTAACGTTTTCGTTCATTACCAAGCTAAGTTTCTTTTCTTAAGTTTAGCTAATTTATCTTTAATTCTCTTTGCGTATTCCTCAGATTCTTTTTGAGAATATCTAGCTTCCCATTCAAATTCTCTAGAATCTTTACCATATTTAGCTTCAGCCTCTTCAATTGTTGCCATATAACCTGACCATCTTTCATAGTCTGAAATTAAACCATTTATAAAATTACTAATGTCATTTAATTTATAAGCTCTACCGTCCTTTCCTACACCTGCAATAAGTTCTCCGTACTTATTTTTTTCTTGATTTTTTAAACCATCTTTCATAACCTTAGTTGCATCATCAATTGCATCTTCTACTAATTTATCTATTGGTAATTCACTTGCTCTCTTTTGTAGAATTTCTCTATATCTTGCTATGTTTGCATCTTTAAATTCCTTATCAGATTTAAATGCTAATGCACCTTCTTTAGCTTTTACTCTGTCTTCAATTTTTCCTTTAGTATTTGGAAGAGCGTTAGTATTAATTACAAATGCAGCGTCTGCAACATCAATTACTCTTTTTACATTATAAATACCGGATGCGTCCCAGCCTCTATACTCTTTATTAATTCCAATATCATAAGATGATTTTCTAGGATCTGTAGTTAAAGACATTGTCATTTTTCTCTTAATATAATCTCTTTTAACATATGCAACGTCTTTTCCCATACCTAATGCAAGTATTGTATTTGCTGGAATTTTACCAGCAGAATTATATGTAGATTTTGAAGTATCAGCATAAGGGTTGTCTTTTTCTTGAGTTGTATAATAAACAACTAAACCTTCTGCTTTTTTACCTAATTTAGGATCAATATCTATTATTTGATCATCTGTTATTTTGTCTAATTCTATTTTACTAAAGCCATAAATTGCTTTTAAAATTGCCTTACTACCTCTTTTCATAGTAAGAAGTCCTCTAAGTTTAGAACTCTTTAATGCTTCATTAAGTTCTAAAGATTCATTAACAAATTCACTGAAACTTTCGTATATTTTTGATTCTTTCATTGTTTTTGCCTTTGTTTTTAAATCTTTTAATTCATTTTTCAGTTTATTGTCTTTAGCATATCTTTCAATACCCCAATTAAATGCTGCACTAAATAATTTATCAAATGGAAGATCGCTAAATTTTCTACCATAACTTGATTGATCTAGCCACTCTAAAAATGATTGGGCCATTTCTTTAGAAAGTTTAATACCTTCAACTGAGTTACTTTCTCCATTTACAACTGATTTTAATAACTTTTTTGCACTTACTCTGGCTTCAGTAACTACTGATTCATTACTGTTTTTAGCTGCCATTTTCATAGCAGCTGCAACACTACTAATTGCACTTGATAATGATTTATCATTTAGCTTACCTAAAACATTACCTTCAAAATCTTCTAATTCATTATTTCCTCCAATATTAATACCATATGAAGGACCATAAGGTCCAGAATCTTTTTGCTTTACCATAGCTAATAAAGCACTATAAGTATCAAACCTCATTTTTTTATTTCCTTTATCTACAGTATAAGATCCTTGAAATTCGTTTTTATATTGTTTACTAGCCATGTTTAATAGCTGCTTAGCCATTTTAGGATTCATATCTTCCATATCTAAATCCTGTACGTTATTTTCATTAATTGATTTATTAATGAATTCATTAAAATTATTATGTATCATATTTTCTTCTATATTATTAATCGCTGATTCTAAAATATCAGAAGAATCAAATTCATATTCTTCTAACTTATTTATTAGTTCTTTGTCATTCTTAGCCTCGAAGTCATAATCATACTCTCCACTAACAACTACATAATATCCTCTACCTTTTTTATAAATCTCAGCATTAGAACCTTGTCCATCTGATGTAGATCCTATATGATCTTTTGAGTCATATGTTCCTTCAGTAACTGCAGATTCTAAAATATCAAATATGTGAAAACCTCCACCTGACATTTTATCTGACCATTCAACATGTTTAAGTTCTACTTCTGGATGAACCTTCTTGATAGAATCAATTACCGTTTCTGGGCTAATTTTATAACCGTACTTAATTTCAAGTCTTTTCTTATTAAGTTTAGTAATTTTCGGCTTAGTTCTACCTGTATAATCTATTGCTAATTGATATGTAACATCTGACTTATTTAAACCTTCATCTATAGATTCAGTAACTAAGCTATTTAATATTTTTGTTCCATATTTAGAAAGACTTACGCCATCTTCTTCTATTTTGAAAAATCTTTTATTACCTCTTGTCCATTTTGATGGAGCAGAAGAGTGTTGACTAACTATATTATTAAATTCTTCAACTGTTATTTTGCCATCCTTTAATGCTTCGATAATTGCATTTCTAACTCTAGCTGAATTGCCTACAGTTTGGGAAGGGTGTGATTCAGTATATCTTCTTTTAAGAGTTATATTTCTTTCGTTTAAAAATTCTTCGAATGTTGCCATTTTTTTTCTTTATTTTTTGTCCTATCTATTATATATCAAATTTTTACTTTAACTTTAATCGTATTTTGAGTGACTTCTGATATTTTTAATTCTTTAGCATTATCAGGTAATTTTTCCTTATAATAAATACCTTGTATCTTTTTCTTTTCAGATTTTCCTGTAGTTCTAATAAATACAAACTTTTCATCTATATCTCCAAACCCTTTTGCCACTTCTTCTTCGATTTGCCTATAAGTTTTTACATTCGTATTAACATCTTGACTTAAAATCTTATTAATTTCTGAAATTGTTTTTGCGTCACCAATATTACCTATTACATTCCCTTGAAACTTTACGATTATTTCACCTTTTGTACCTTGTTTAAGTTTAAAATCTCTATCAGCTGCTGCTGGTATTGCATCTAGGTCTTCAAAATATTTAAGTAGTGCTGAATATTCTCCTTTTGCTGCACTTATTGCTGCAGCTTGACCAGCCTTTGTAGTAGGGTCTAATTCAGTAATAGAATCCCTAACTGCTAAATATAAATTTCTAATATCCGCAATAGCCTGTGCTCTAATTGCAGCGTGCCTTGCGCCTGTTCTCCAACCTTTTAAAAAACCATCATTTGTTCTTGTAACCTCTTTTAATTCTGCTATTCCAGCACTTAAAAATTTACCCGACTTTGGATCGAATAAGTTTAAGTCTACATCTGCACTACCTCCTCCTATTACTAAGTTTTCAACAAGGTATGCCATTAATATTTCACCTGAACCAATACCTGTTCTTTTTAAATTAAATATTGTATTTGCTGCATCAATATCTTCACTCATTAATGTAAAAACTTCTTGCATTGTAGAATCATCTATTTCTGTTAAAGTTAATCTCTTTGAAAAAGGAGATTTTCCTTTAAAATAATCTTTGTTAATAAGGTCAAACATTTGTTGCTTTGCCTTTAAATTATTTAAACTTCCTAGTGATTGATACTTACCTATATTTCCTTCTACTAAAAGATCTTCTCTTTTAATAGCTTTATTTAATAATATTTGAAAATCTGTTCTTATACTCATCTTATTTGCTTTTAAATTCTGAAAATGTTAAAACTTGTTCTTGTAGTTCAACACTTTCTTCCATTGTTTGTTTTAATAATTTATACATTTTGTGCATAGATTTTGGAGTCATGGACTTATATGTCTTTTCGTCTCCATCTAATAAAGCGTTTCTTACCTTTGTTGCACTAATGTTATCGTCTGTCCTTGGAATTTCTTCTAATCTGAAGCTATCTTCAACTCCTAATTCTCCTCTATATTTTGGGTTATTAACTTGATAGCCATATGTTTTCATTCTATCACTACCTGTTCCCCATAATACAGGTTCATACTTAGGTCTCATAGCATTAAACATTTTGTCAATTGCTGCGGTATCTATAACATACACTGTCTCAATAGGATATTCCTTCATCACCTGTTTTATCATATTTACCTGCATTGTTTCATCAAATGGTCTTTTAAAACTGTCTTCTTTCTTTTTCTTTTTAGCTTTAACTAAAAATATAACAGTTGGAAGTCCATTTTGTTTATGCAAATGTTCAACGACTTTAACATGTCCTAATGTGAATGGCTGAAACCTACCAACAAACATATTAACTTCTTTAGCTCCTCTTTCAGGATGGTTTACTTTTAAACCTTCGTTAATTGGATTTGTTTGTCCCTTAAGTGTATCGTTAATTTTAAATGTTTTAAAATCCATTACACTATCTTCCTCTACTTTTTCGTAAATTCTTGCTTCAATCTTTTCTATAATACCGTTTAAACTATTAAATGCATCTCCTGCTAAAACTCCATTTTCTTTCTGTCTCTTCTTTCTAAAAGTACCTAATGTTATTTTTAATAATTCTGCGACTTCTCTTGATTCATTAACAAGCCTAATAGTTTCTTGATTTGTTATCATTTTTGGATTTAAATCAAATGCTTCATTGTTTGCAAACTCTGCGCTATCAAAATTCATGCCAATAAAGCTTGCTCCATTATCTTTTATAAATGAATTAAAACCTGCTGTCATTAATTCTAAATATCTCTCATCAACTTCTTTACTTTCAAGTTGTATTTCACTAAAATCAAACGCATTAAAATATTCAATAAGTTTTACTACGGTAATTTGATACGCATCCGAACTCTTTCTTTCTTCTTGTTCTTTAATTTCTTTTAATGGACTCTGTAGTTTAAAGTTCTTTAATGATTTGCCCTCTACAAAACTTACAACTAATCCATCAATGTCTTTATGAATATCATTGTTTAACATTGACTTATGAATTGACTCGTTAAATGTTGTAAATGCTCTATAAGAAAAACCAAAATCTTGTAATTCTATTTTTGCTTGCTCTCCTTGTAAGCTCAGTATATTAACTAACTTTTCCTTTTGGTGATCTGAAAGGATGCCTTCATAAACAACCTCAGGCGATTGAACTTCTAAAAGATTAGCCCATTTTTCTAAAATCTTAGGATCTCTAATTACTTTTTTAATCTGGGTTCTGTCTTCATTTAATACTTGAATATGTGTTAATATAAGACTATTTTTTGGAAGTGTATCATATTCAATGTCTACTGTCTTTTCACTAACCATATAATCAAATCCAAATTTCCAATCACTTGGCATCTGTTGAATAGTCTCGTCTAATAATGCTTTAAAATGGCCTATACCTTTTTCATAGTAAGAAACAATTGTTCTATCTATTTTATTAAGAGCCTGCTTATTACCTGATTTATAAAATTCTAAGAGTCTATCTTCTCTTCTTACATGAAGACTACTTGCTTGAATCTTTTCAGTAACTAAACATTTCTGTGCTAAGAGATTATTAAAATCCTCTTTTTCAACTGACTCATAATATGTTCTTAAATCCTGTAATGCCATTTCTTATAATTTTATGATATTTTCTTTAACTCGTTAAATACTATATTGTGTTCTTGTAAATATGTATCGGTATTAACATAAAGTTCTCCTAACATTTTTTCATTATCAGGATCAGTTACATCAGTTATTGTTAATAAAGTGATGTTTACCTTTTCACCTGCTCTACCTGCCCAACCTAATTGAGTATCGTTTAACCAATATTGTGAATTATGGAACTTATATGTTGGTAAATCTGGTTTATTACCATTTGGTTGAACTGTAAATGCTTGATAATGTACAAACATTTTATTACCCTTCCATGTTTGAATTCTACGATCAGCGTCTTTAACCGTTTTAGCAGTTCTAGGCATTAAACTTTTAAAAAGCTTCATATCTACTTTATCTCTATTAGACAATACCTCGGGTTTAAAATTATTCATTGTTGATTCATTTAAGAATTCTTCAAATAGTTTAACCTTTTTCATAATATTTCTTTTATTTTCATTAGTTGGTTTTACTTTATTACCGACGTCTGGAGCCTCTCCGTGTTTTTTAATATATTTGGCCTTTGCTTCATCACTGTATTCTTCCCACCAATTTTCAGGCTCTGGTTTAGATTTATCATCTATATTTTTATTAGACTCTGCTTTTTTAAGAATGCTTTTCCAGTTTTTCATATTTTTACTTGCTGCCTTTTGGCTAGCTTTCCACATTTCAGGGTGTTTTCCTTCAGCTGCATATCCTGGGTAATTATGTTCTCTACCTGCTTCTCTATCTGCAAGTGTACCTCTTTTATACCAATCATCTTTGCCGTCTTTAGTAAGACCAAATTCTTTTGGATTTGATTTCATTTTTTCAAGCTGATCTTTCTGACCAGTCTTTGTATATAGTAATTCTAATGCGCTGTTTTTAGCAGTATCTGGATCTGTTTCTGTAATTCCTATTCCTGGTACTGCATTTCCTGTTCCTGTTCCTTCCCAATTTCCTTTAAATTCATAAGGAGGTCCAAATGGCTTACCATCTTTATCAGTTACTATCCTATCAGATTTTCCATAAGGCGTCGCTACTTCAATTTTTCCATCTTCTCTTGTAAAATATGCTACATGAAAATCTTTTGTAATTTCACGCATTTTGTCTTGAACTGTTTTATCGTTTATTTTTCCATCCTTAATATATTTACTAGGATCTTTCATAACTGCTTCTCTACATTCTTTGGCTTTTTCTTTATCTACATAAAACTTTTCAAATACTTTCATTGATCTTTCTAACTTTTCATCAACTGATAATCCTTCAGCATTTGGATCTTCATCTGGCCAAGTTGATGCCATGTCGTCGGCAGTATGTGACGTTCTATTTGCTCCTCCTCCTGAATTAGAGCCAACGTGTGTAATGTTGTCTTTGCCAAAGTTTTTTATAGTGTCAGTTAAGAATTCACCTCCTGAAAATGTCCAATCACTTGTGGAAACCACTGTAGGTATATTTGTAAATTTATTCTTATCTTCTATTTTACTTTCTAAATAATTAGTCTTCGATTGATAACCTCTTTCTCTATCTTCATCTGTCCATTCATCAGTTGGCCAATAATTACTTTGTTGTTCTAATGGAATTTTTCTATTTCCATCTTCGTCTTTAGGTGTATCTACAAAAAAATCCAATATTGCCTTAGCTGGAGCCTGTTGTCCTCCATCATTTCTTCTAATATCCATGTGAATACCTTTTGGATTTTTTACCTTTGCTAAAATTTCTTCTCTATAATATTCTGCTAACACATCTCCTTGTGGGCCTGTATATCCTAAACCTACTGTCTTAATTTCATAAACATCTCCAGGTAATTTTTTAATAACTATTGGGAAATGTTTTTTACTTAATTCTTTATAACGTGCTCTCTCCTTATCGGTTAACTTTTTTGACATGTCACCTGCTTTCGCATCTAACTTCTCATATTCCTTATCTTCGTTTTCTAAAATAAATTGATTATAATTAATTATCATAGTATATTTATCTTCCGTATTTTATGATGCCCATAAGCTGATTAATTGCAGCAAATGTGCCGGTAAGTTTCATAATCTTACCTTTATATTTAAAGACTATTCCCTCAGTTGGTACAATACCTTCGATACCTCCAATACTTTCTAATCTTTCTAATTCAGCTTCGATTTTAGCAACTTGCTTTAAGTCACCGTTAAGTTTAACGTCAGCTGCTGCCTTTCTAATTTTAGCATGTAAGTTTTTCTTTTCTAAATCAGGATTTGCAGCAACAAAATTACTTGCATTTAATAATACATCTTTTCCTAACTCTAAAAATAAGTTTTCAAATGGTAAAATATTCTGCTTATACTTTTTACCTTTTATCTTATCAAACTCTTTGATTTTTTTCATTTGTTCGGGAGTAGCAATCTTTTTCATAGCAACCATATTCATAGTTTGCTTGTCATTGTATGCCCATCTTAAAAATAAACCTTCTTTTAAATCACTTGAAATATCTGCAAAATCTTTTTCAATTTCTCTTCTCCACCATGCTTCATGATACATTTTAACTTCGTCACCGTCTGATAAATTAAACTCATCTCTTAAGTCATTTAATTTACTGTGATAATAACTTTGTCTCTTTTCAAAATCTATGTTTTTCTGAAGTTTAAGTATTTGTGGAGGAATAATTGTAAATGTCTTTTGTACATCTGCCTCTATACCTTTAAGAAGTCTTGCAAGTTTTGCACCTGTTTGCTGTGACATGTTAACTATATTACCTTTGCCATCAGTTTCTGCCATGCCGTGAAATTGAATAACATCTCTGTCATAATTAATCACATTAGGGTTCTTAGAATAAATTAACTCCATATTAAGAAAGTTTTGTCCATTGTTAAATTCTTGGTGATCGCTTAAACTTAATAATGCAGCTTCTAAATCTGTTGCAGCATAGATAAAAGTATCTTCTACTAGTTTTGATGCATGGCCCGTGAACATTTTAATAACTCCATCTAAAGATACAGGTGCCATTAGTTGCCCTTTGTTTCTTGAGAAAAGAACTTGACCATCCTTTACTGTAACAAAGAAGTTTTGACCATCTGTTTTTTCAGTAGGTCCTTCTTCAAAATGTATTTCACCTTGTAATGAATTTGTAACAATGGTTTTAAAATCTTGGAAAGTTAAATCATTATAGTCAAAGGGATGAGGCATGTGGCCTGCAGCTCCTCCTTCTAAAATCAAATTACCCTCTACTATCTGAGCCTTTTCGACTAGAAATTGTTCGTAAGTTAATAACATGTCTATATTTTATTTTTATCCTAAAGATGATTGTAACATTCCTACAGCAGCTCCATAGTCTCCATCAGCTTTCTTTAACATTCCTTCAGCAGCTTCTTTAGCTTTAGCCTCGTCAAAATCATCACCGAATGCTTCTTTATACATTGTCATAGCCATCTCCATAAAATCTTCATCAGACTTAACTTCAGCTTCTTCAACTTTAGATTCTTCTAGTACATCTGCCTTTACGATTAAGTAATAAGGACCTCTACTAGAACCTACTACTCTACCTTGATCGGAATTAATAACCGTTGAATCAGGTACAGATATAACATTTGATTTATTTTCATCAATCCATTTAGCTCTAGTAGTGGAGCTATTAAAAGATATTAATGGATTACCATCTACTGTTTTTTGTGTATTTACATATTTAGCTCTAGCTTCGGTAACTGTTGATTCTTCTACTTTGTAAGTTTCTCCGCCTACTTTAAATTCTTCTTTATCTTCTTCTTTTGCTTTTTTAACAGCTGCTCCAAATGCATTACCTTCAGTTTCTACCTCATCAGTTTCTCCAACTAATTTAGCAAAAAATTCAGTTCTTTGTTCTTCAGCTATTTCAGCAACAGTGGTTACTTCATACTCAGCTAATAAGTCAGCAAATCTTTGAGCTTCAGTTGTTCTCTTTGTAGACGCTTCTTCTTTTATCTTAGTGTCTATTGCTGCTTTTCTAGTTTCAGAAAATGTAGCAAATGATTGAATTTGTGTTTCCATTTTTATTATGTTTTTTTATTACTATATTATAATTATATATCACCTTAAATATCACTCAAATTGAAATTTCTTTACACTGTACTCAAACTGTTGTTCTTTGTATATTGATTGTCTTGCTTTAGAGTGTTTCATTAAATAATTACTCCATTCTGTAGTGGCCAAATCATCTACAAAGTCTATAATAAGAACACTACTTTTAGAGTGATGTTGTCTTAATCCTCTACCAATTGATTGTCTAATAATAACCTCAGACTTAAAACTTTCTGTAAAAAAGATATTGTGAATTTTTTTAATTGATATACCTGTAGAGAATGTACCATAACTTGCAACGATTGCAACCTCATCTCCAGCTTCCATCTTTTTCTTATACTCTTCTCTAATATCCTTGTCTGTGCCGCCATCTACATAATAGACCGCTTTATTACTTTCTTGTCTAAGTTTTTCATAAACCTTTTTTCCATGTTCAATCCTATGAAAAAGTACAAGACTATTTCTTGGTATTTTACCAATAACCTTACATATAAAATTTAATCTTGGTTCTGAATTAATTATGTAGTTTTGTTCTAATTGAAATAAGTCCTTGTTTTCATATCTGTTTTGAGCCATTTCTGTAAAGGCATTCTTAGCACTTTCAGGTGCATAATCCATTTCAATTACTTTAACCTTACAATTTGCTATATACCCCTCTTGTTGTAAGAAACTAGCACTCACCTCACTGATTAGTGGACCTGTATAAGCCATCAATGTTAAACGATCTAATGTGCCGTCTTTAGGAATTGTACCTGAAAGACCATATCTATATTCTGCGTTTACACATTTCTGTAAGATTGTTTTAATAGATTGGCTTTTCATTTTGTGACACTCATCAATTATAACAGCATCAAACTGATCAAAATATTCTTGCTTCTTTTTAACGAGAGATTGATATGTACCTATCACTACATTTCTACCATCTCTAATCTTTTTACCACTAAATATTTGTTGAATTTTTATATTAACCCTATTTGCATAATTATAGTCTGAAAAATCTTCAGTTGCTTGAACAACCAATGAAACATTAGGTACAATGAATAAAATCTTCTTTGCCTTTTCTTGTTCTAATAAATAAGCAACTGTAAGGAAACTAATTAATGTCTTTCCTGCAGACGTAGCAAGTTCACTAAGACACTTTCTAAACTTAAGGATATTATACGCAGCTTCTATTTGATAGTCCCTAGGAGTTATCTCTGAACCTTCAAAGAAGGCCAAAGCCCACTTCTCAAAATAAGATGCTGTAACATTCTTATCAAACAGCTCTTTAACGCCATTAATATTAAGTTCAAATCTATATTCTTTACAAACATTATAAACATATCTCCATAAACCTGCCGGAATCCACTTATTATCTTTAAAATATGAAATGTACCCATCCCATATTCCTTTTTTTACTAGAGGATTAAATCTCCAGCTGTCGATTCTTTTAGTTAGTGATATGTTTAGTTGTTCAAGTTCAAGCTCAGATGCTTCATCAACTCTTAAATATTGTTTATTCTCTGTGAGAGTAAGCTCCATTCATTCAACATAATTTTTAAACGAGATCTTTAATTGCAAGTCTATTACGTACTGCAAATCCCATATTATCGAGAGTCTTTATTGATTCTCTATAAAATTCAACTTGATTTTCTAACTGAGATAAAATCATTTTATCATCTGCTAATTCAGCTTCTAAAAATTGTGCTTTTATTTTATCAGTTAATTTATAATCATAGTTGTAATATCTTATCCAAGCCTCTTTCCATTTAATGTCGACTTGTTTTTTCTGCTCTTTTGTTTTAAGCTGTACATACATTAACTGTTCTACCATTAATTGTCTTGTATGTAAAATATCACCGATAACAATTTCCATTCCACTTAATGTCTTAATACCATGTGCAAGTGCAGTTATCTTTTTAGTCCATCTTTCTCTCTGTACTCCTAACTTTTCATCTAACTTTAATATCTTACTTGCCTTTGTGTCTTTTTGTTGTTCCATTAAAATAGTCCTTTCTTATTACTTTTACTTTTTATAAACGTCGATGTAGTCAATTTCTTTTTAAATTTAGGTTGACTCATCTTAATACCTTTACCTTCAAAATCTTCTTTGTTAAATTTAAAATCTAACATTTTCTTTAAATTTTTAAACCTGTTTTTATCTCTATAAAACTTGTCTAATTCCTCATCCATATCTATATCAAACATATCTCATATCAAGTTTATCGTTAGTAAAATAATCATCTAACTCTGACAGAGATAACTTTATTTTTTCATTATAACAAACCTTTACAAGGTCGTTTAAATCTTTTATAGTATATTTATCCATTTTTTTATCCTTTAGATATTTAGTCCACATAAATACCTTTTTACCTGATTTAAGTTTTTCAATGGATTTTTTGAGGCCGGCTTCATCATTATCTAACATATATCGACTACTATCAATATAGTCTAATTTAGTAGTATCTCTTCCAACTGTACATAATGCAATTGAGTTTCTCATAAACATTGCATCTAATGGGCCTTCGAATATTGTAACTGGATTTTGGAAATTAACCTTTAATGCTCCAAACAATGTAGACACGTTATTAAATTGTTGGCGAGTCATCTCGTCCATTTCAATAGGTTTATTGAGTATGGCTTCATGTATTTTACTTAGATCATATGTTAAGTATCTAGATCCATGCCCTTTCATTCTTCTACACTGTGCACCTATAATTTTATTATTATTGGATTTATTTAAAATCCAAAGTCTTTGATCTCTTGGATTAAATAAAAAGCTATCTAGTTTTTTGTGTAAGAGCCTTTCCTTTAATTTAAACCATATCCAATCCCCGATTTGAATAGGCTTTGCTCCAGTTGCTTTTGAAAAGTCTTCTATTTCAATTGAAAGCTCTAATATTTTTTCATATACAAATGGTGTAAATTTTTCAGAAGTGTCTTTAACCTGTGTATTTGTCTTAATATAATCTATTAGAGTAATAGCGTCCATTTTATCTGGCAGTTGAATACCGAAATCTTTTAAGAAAGAATAAAAGTTAGTGTGGTAGTCACAGTTAAAACAATAATAACCTAAGTTATTCCAAAAGACGTTGCCTCTTTTAGCATTTTCATCTTTGTGAGAATCACCGCAATAGGGACATGCCAGGTTTAATCTACCTGACATGTCCTTTATCATTTGCTTATTGCGATTAGAGTGGGTTTTTACAACTACTTCTTTGACTAGTGTTTTTACCTTCTCTCTTAGTTCTAATGTTAATTCTATATTAGAGTTCGAGATCATTCAGAAAAGATTCTAAATCATCGCCACCTGCTGGTGTTGCTTCCTTTTCAGCTTTAGGAGTTGAAGTAGCCTTTTCAGCTTTAGGAGTTGAAGTAGCCTTTTCAGCTTTAGGTACCGGAGTGCTTGTTTCAAACTGATTAGTTACAGCATCTATTGCTTCACCAGGGTTTAAATACATTTTAAGAACGCTATTTACGAAATTTCTTGTGTCTTCATCCCATGGTCTGTATTCAAACTGCTTCATTGAAGGGGCTCCTTCTAATTCAGTTTTAATAGCATCCATATCTTCTTTAGTTCTTTCTGCTGCTTTACCTTTAACAGTGACCGCAGATGTTGAAGATGAGAATTTAGAAGTGTCGTAGTTATTATAATCGTTTTGTCTTGTAATTACTAATTCAAAGTTTTTACCTTCAAATAAATCAAATACTTGAGTTGGCTCACCAAAATTAGGCTTTAATTCCGCATCGATTTTTTCTTTGATTTTGTAACCGAATTTAAATATTTTATAAGTACCTTCTAATTCAGGTTGTTGAGGGTCTTTGATAATTTTTACAAGAGCTACATAAGATTCTCTTCTTTTTAATTTATCAGACGCCTTTCTATCAACTGCGCTTTCTGATTTTCTTAATCTAAAAAATGCATCAGAAACTGGACAGTGTTCACCAATTGTAGTTGGAGAATCAATCAACTTAGAATCGCCGTTTGGACCTGTTAGCCAGTTTACGTATTTTTTAATTAATGAATTTCTTGGGTTTTCAATATTAGGAACGAATCTAATTAATGCTTTATACGTTCCGTCTTTGCCATCATCGGCAGAAGGCTTATACATCATGTTTCCAGTTGTATTTACCTCTTGTTCATGTGTGTTGATGTCTTCGACACCAATGCTAAAAATGTTAAAATCTTCCATAACTTTAATTTACTTTTAATCTTTAATTTACTTTAATTTACCGTTTATACTTTAAACTTATAATATTATATAGTCAACTTTAAAATAGTTTCATAATATGAACCTTGTTTGCGCGTCTAACCGACTTAGTTTGTGCTATTGCACCTATGTTTGCTTCAGACAGGGTCCGATAATTAGTGTTCAAATATGAACTTAGTTTATCGTTTTCCATATACAATATTATATATCTCTTTTTAGAATAGTTTCAACCAAATAGACTAAAAACTTTTTTTAATTTTTTTTTATATTTTCTGAAACAAAAGAGAGAACGGGCTATATAACTTAAGTATTTAAGCCTCAGGGAAGATTAGGTTCTAAGGTTCTCATTAAGGAGTTTAAGTAGAAAGCGTCTACAAGGTCATCAAAGGGCTTTGGGATAGATTTACCGAATTCAACGGTTTTAGCGAACTTCCAGAATTTTGTCTCCTCGAGAAATTTTTCACCAGTAGAATTATTTATAAAAACTTCCCATAAAGCTAGCTTATTCATATTACCTTTACCTGCATGTTTTTTAATTGTTGAAGGAGCTATTGTTAAAATATCTTCAGGCTTAAAGTATTTGAGAAGTTTAATCTTAAGAATAGATGCAGCCGCTGCCATATCAATAATATTATTAGTCCCAGCAGAACTACCATAAGATACCCCTTCAAATGCTATCTTAAATGAGTCTTCTTTATCTATATGTTTTGTAATTAGTTCGATAATATTATTTGACATAATATCATAACGTTTAATCTTAGCAAGTTCAATACTAGAATAATCAACATGAGTTTCCCAATCCGGCTGAAAAACAAGAGTAACACCCTCCATTAAAGCTAAGTCTTCCTGTGTCTTAATAGCCTTTTTTGTACCTGATCTTTTTAAATAAGAAATAAAATGATATTGATTAGTATTGTCATTAAATAAACAAATACCAGGAGAGTTTAAAGAAAAATCAATTGTAATAAAATTCATATTAAAACCTTTTACCGATTGAAGCTCCGATTGCAGTTCCAACGAGTCGTGAAGTTAATAAATCATATAGAATACCTTTTTGTACACCTAATACTTTAGCTACCATTTTTCCAATAGATTTTCCTAAAGCAAATCCAGCAAGACCACCTACAATGGAACCTAAAAGACCTTCATTAGTCATTTCATTATTAAATCTATCAACATCTAAGTCTCCATTTTTATCTCTGTATTCGTTTAAAAATTCATCAACTGCTTTATCTACTTTTTCTTCTAGTTCAGGAGTCCATTCTTGTTGAAGTCCTTCTGTTAAAAGTTGCATTTCCTTTTCAGTAACTCTGTTTTCTTCTAAATATTCTATAAATGTTTTCATAAGTTATATATCTTTTAATCTATGTCCATTTTAATTTCAAACTTATTATAATAAAAGTTTAAATCAAATGTATTAAATTCTGAAACGTTTTCAGCCATGTTTAATGTTAACTCACTTATTTGATTTAATATAGGTTGTTCAAATGTAATACTTGCTATTCCTAATCCTTCTGCATCTAAGACTCTAAGTTTTAAATCATCTAAATGTTTTTGTTTAGTCGTAGGTGCATAATAATGTAATAAAATGTCATTCATCATCCAGTAGTTAATATAACCATCCATTAGCTGCATTGTAACTGTAAATTGTCTAGTAATAGTATTTTGTGTTGGAATTTTACCTCTAAAATAACGAGTAGTTCCATCATTATCTGATTGGCTTACAGGGTCGAAGGTAACTCCTGGTAAATTAATACCTTGAATACCATAATTAATAAAATCAATAGGCTCTTCAAAAAGATTTCCAGGTATTTTATTTAAATAAGGTTTATACTTTTTTACGATTTCTTTAGGTATAAAATTCTTATTAAATCTAAAATCAAATAAATTATTTCTACTATTTAAAATCATACTATTGTATATTTACCTTTAAACACCATAGTTTCAGTACTTCCGTTATCGATTGAAATATAATATTTTTTATCTTTTAGACCACCTTTACCTTGTAATTTACTAGCATTTGCTTTATCTATCTTAAATAGGACTTCTCCATTGCTTAAATCAACATCTTTAAAACTTGTAACATTGTTAAAATAAATGCCATCTGAAAAATTAAGTTTTATATTTTTTAAATTAGTAAAAGATATTGCCTTTCTTTCACCATTGTCGATTTTAGAAATACTAAATTTAACATACATATCAAATGGTGATATTTCTAAACCACTTTGATTATTAATAGAAGTAATTTGACCATCATCTATTGTTACATTTCCTACATTAACTACAACATTTAATCTCTCAATAAATGCAGGTGCATACTTTACTTGAGCTTTAGGTAAACTAGAATTAATCACCTGTGCAACATTCCTTGAAGCTTGTAAATCCGGAAGAGTATTATATACTCTAGTTAAGTTAGCACTTGATGCTATATTTACTTGCATCATTCTCTTACCATATTTAGGCGCGTTGTTACCGATTAAACTTCCTCTCTTTACAATTTGAGTATTGTCTGTTTGATTGTAAATTCTCATAGTCACATCAATCATAAAACTTGCAGCGTTATTTGCATTTTGTATAATTGGTCTAAATTGAATTGGCTCTTCAAAATCTTGAGTTTGCGTAATTGAAGTTGAATATGTTTCAATATAACTTGTGCCTATTTGTTCATTTACTATAATATCATAAATAACGCTAATGTCATCTGAGCTTGTCGATATTCTATTTATTATATAGGACTCAAAGTCTGCTGCACTATTATCTTTCTCTCCATATATTTTAAAGTAGTCTCCATCAGTTGCCTCTTCTACAACTACTGTAAAATCTTGGAATTCATCTTCTTTAGCAATTGTGAAATTAGTTTCGTCTCCTGTGTAAATGTAGTCAGTCCCATTAGTATCTTCTAAAACATCAACTAATTTTAAAGAAACTTCATAATTTGAAGTAGGGTCTAAGTCACTAGAGCCAGAACCATTGTCATAAAATAAATTGTTAAAATCTACAAACTGATCTTTTAATGTTGGTAGTTTAACTTCTATAAAATTACTATAAAGAGTTTCACTTAATATAAAGGGTCTTGGATTTTTAATTTCAAAACTTGAAGTATTTAAATAAACTATTTGAGTTAAAAAGTTTTGAACTCCTGATGTTCTATTAGTTTTTACTTCGAATAAAAAACCCTCATAACCTCTTGCTGCAAAACTAAAACCACTTCTTAAATGAAGTCTAACTTTATCATATTTTATTTTAGTAATATTATTTGTAGCGTTTGTTTGACTTGCTAATAATTCAGTAGAATCAGTACCGGTCCATTCTACACTATCTATAAATCCTTCAGTACTATCTAAAAGAGCATATTTATTTTCATTAACATTTACAGCATGGTATCTTTCGATACTTCCCGAGCCAGTTATGATACTATTACCAGTTTCTTCATCCGGTGTAGCAAATAATGGGTTTGCAACATTTCCAACTGTAACTTTGCCACCTATGAAATTAGTTAAAGAATATTCAAAATTTCCTGTATTTGCTGGAATGTATGTGAATATGTTTCCACTTAATCCACTAGCATTATTCGTTCCAGTAATTGCAAAGTTAGCAGCAATAGTAAGAGCACTTAAATTAAACTTATATGTTTTTCCAACTTCTAATAACAGAGTTCTTGCAGCAAATCCTTCAATTGATATATAAGCTCCATCTTCAGTAACATCGAAATTCACAACATCGCTGCCTAGTTCATTTATAAGATGTCTAGTTAATGCAGGATTTGATTCATCGGTACTTAGTATTTTCATCTCACTACCATTATCATCAACGTCTATCTCATAAGGAGTGGTATCTGCTTGATCGTGATAGATAAACTCTAAAAGTATATCATTATCTATTTTGTAATATCTTGAACTTTCTGCCATAATTTATTTATCTCTTTTAAAATTGAACAACTTTGGAGTATATGTTAAAAATAAACCAAGTTGAGGTCCATGATAAACTCTATTGTCTTTTGTAAAAGTTAAGCCATAGCCAACTCCTAGACCTAATTTAACTCTACTTTTATATTCTTCCTTTGCTTTATTTATCTCATCTTCAATGAGACTAATTCCTTCAATACTATTAAATGTTAAGCCCGGATATTTTGTAGCAATATTAATTTTTTTAATGCCATCAATTTCCTCAACACTTGAGTATAGTTTAATTCCTTGTTCATAACTAAAACTATTCAATGCACCTGTTAATTTATTATCTTTTTCGAACAGACTAATCTTACTATTCCATTTTCTCCAATTGCCATCTCCATAAACTGTAGAATCATTAAAATATAAAACTGAATCACTTTCTATAAAAGCGTAAACTGTATCAACTTCTTTAATATTAATTTCTGCACTTAACAATTGATTTACCTTTTTAAGTTTTTTAATATCTCCTAGTGCATTTTCGTATTTTGCATATAAGTCATTCGCGTCATTTGTTAATTCTTCTGCAGTAAACTCATATGCTGTAATTTCGCTAACTAAGAAGTCATTTTCATTTTTATAATATTTTATACTATCTTGACTAGCGATAATATTTTGACCCGCTCTTTCTACTTTAACCTCTAAGCCTTTATTAATAGCCTTTATTTTAGAAGTCCTATTACATTGATGCATTAGTAAAATAATAAGCAATAAAATAGTTGCTATAAAATGAATTGGCTTTATTTCTAAACTTTTAAACATTTATTTTTTTATTTTATTAACCACCTAATTTACCATCACCATCATTGATACTAGTACCGCTTGTATATTCTCTATTGTATGAATTCCAAATAGTAGGCATGGTAAATGAAAATGAAATGTCAATACTTTGATCCGATGTCGTTGAAGCATTTCTACTTAAATCTTTAGGAGACAATGGTATAGGAGTTATAGGATTTTGACCATTTACTGTTCTTACACCATTTTTATAAAAATGAATAGTATTAGAATTAGGATAAATTACTCCTACAAATCCAAAATAAACATCAACAGATGTACCTGGGCCTATCGCTAGGTTTAGATCACTACCGAATTGTGTAGAGATAGCAATATTTGCATATACAGGAGAAGTTCCACTATTTAAATATGGAAAAGTCTCATCAAATCTTAATACAAAATAATTATTATTAAAGCTACCATCAATATCATATAGTGACCATAAGGTATGAGATCTACACGTAAACCTTCCATTTACACTAATTGAATTTCCAATTTTTACATACGATACAACGCTACTACTTCCACCAGAACCTGTAGGCAATGAGTCAAATGTGCTACCAGTGGGTTCACTGCTTAGAGTTCCACTTGCTGCATCTGATCTTTTATTTGCAGTAATAGGATCTACTAAATTATCTTCAAAGAAATAATCGCTAAGAGTTCTTTTATCGTCAGTTGATCCATTATTCGGAGCAGGATAAAAGCCTGCAGTTGTAGAGCCTATAGCAGGCCCACCGGTTGCTGCTGCACCTCCTTTAAATCTAATACCATCACCTGAACTTACTTCAGTAGGATCAATAGCCCCATCAGTATCGCCATCATGGTCTCCATCACTATCACTAAAAAATAATGATTTGTCAGCTGTAATTAATTCCTTTTCTATTTTAAGTTTAGATGCAGATTCTACTTGTAGATCATTAAAACCAGAAGCACTAGATACGTTAATTACGTTAGTATTCGCAGTTGTAATATTAGTCGCATTTGAAACATCAATATCTAATACAGGTGAATTAATATCAACATTAGTTGTCGCATTTATTCGAAAAATAGGAGTATTTAATCTTATTAAGCTTTTCGCCGCCAAATAAATAGAATCCGTACCGGCAGCATTTCCAATTAAAACATCATTATCATTTAAAGCCTTAATATTAACTTCTCCATCATTTGCTGTAATAGCAATATCTAAATTGTCTCCACCTCCATTTGCTATTATATTAACCGCAGAAGCATCTAAGTTTAAATCCTCATTAGAATTTATATCAATGTTGCTGTCTCCTGACGTGTTGTCAATTAATATGTCTCCATCCTGACCATCGATCGTCACTCCTTGATTTCCTTCTATCTGTATTGCAGATCCATTAGACAATATTTCAATAAGTCCACTTCCTTCAAAATTTAAAGTAGAACCTAATAATGTAATATTATTTCCAGGGTTTATTGTCATATTAACAGTTTCCCCTTGAACAGCAGCAGCGCTTCCTACTATTTTTAAAGTAGTACCATTACCGTTAGAATATTCACTTCTAATATTGTAAATTGCAGCATTGCTATTATCTACCTTTAGCTCAATATGGTTTGGAGCATCATCTGCCTTTAACAACATACTTAATAATGCGGTTGGAGAATATGAAGGAGCAGTAGAGACACTTGTGTCGTCTCCTAATATAATTCTAGAAGTTAATGCTTGATTAGGTATAGTTCCAGACTGATTAAAAGGTCTTAGTATATTAAACAATGGAGCTACGGATGAATTAACATCACTGTCCCATATATTTAAAGAAACACCTTGTTCTCCTTTTTGTCCACCGTCACCTTTATCACCTTTATCACCTCCGTCTCCTTTTTGTCCTACGTTTCCGGTAGTTCCTTGAACTCCTTTAGGACCAATTGGCCCTCCACCATTTGCTAAAACTTGATCAAAGTTGTAATTTGTCTTTTCAACCTTGATATTATCTGAGTCAGCATCGAATAATTCTTTTATATTTATTGCCATTTTATGACTTTATTTTTATTAAAGGTCTAATCTTATAAGAGTAGCCTATTCTTTTATTATATATTAATCTAAAATTGAGAGGGTTTACAGGGTCTAATTTATAAGTAAAATTACCATCTGAGATATATCCATTTACATTTAAATTAGAGGGATCAGAAATAATATCAATTGTAGTTATTTGTTTTTTCCCTTCATATACCGCTAATCTAATAGAATCTATTGAAAATGCAGGTATTATATTTTCAGCAACATATCCATTAATATCATCACTTAACGTGTCAATTCTACCAAAACTATTTTCAACCTCTACCAATCTGTTCATTGTATAACTTAAACCTAAACTGCTTAGTTTTTTAACAACGGCCTCCCTCATATAAAAATCCATTATTACTTCTCTTTCAGTTTCTATATAATTAATATCATTTTGAGATTCACCTAATAATTTAATATTGTTTAACTCCTCAATAGCCTCATATCTTCCATGTGTAAAGTTAAATACTTCATATTCTTTATTTAACTTTATAGCGCTTGAACTCATATAACTTTTTTCTTCAACTATATTTTTAGTTCCTGGAATATATTGAATACCTCCTCCACTGGTTGATCTAATGTAGTAAGTATCTTCCCATCTTGACATGAAAACATTTTTGTTTTTCTTTTCAATAGCAATTTCATTTATTAAATTATATTTAGGTAATAAATCATCTGATTCTGAAAGTTTTATAACTCCACTAGTATCTATGTCGTTTACTTTATGGAAAAAATGATTTTTAATACTTCCCCATTGGCTGTCATGTAAAGGTGATTTAACTTCACCTATGTTAAATAATACACCACACCCATTTAGTTTTTTATATAATTCTATTGCAAGTTTATTTTCATCAGCATTACCAATGTTATAATTATAGACATATCCAATTGGAGTTCTATATACATCGCTCCAATCATATCCGTCACCTGGTTCAATTTTATGCATAGAAAAAGGTTCACTAAATGTAATAATAGGTTTAGTATTTATGGTATATTTTCCATTTTGTCTAGTTAAAAGAGCAAAATATTCGTTTCTAGATTTTATACTATATCCAATAGATTCATTTGTTAATCCAAATGCTTTAGGTTTATTAATGTCTATTTCAGGATATAAGTTAGAAGTTTTAACTATTTCAACACCGTCTTGCATTTCTAAAGAAAATGTATTTTCAATAATACTTCCATCAACATTAACTGTTAAATATTCAGCATTGTTAGTAGTATTTAAAACATTTGCAACATTTCCAGCAGATAATAAATTTAATAAAGATGAATGTGCAAAAATACCTCCACCTCTATATGAATAGCTTGCAGACTTATATTGATTTAATGTATAAAATTGAGTAGGTTGAGGAACACCATTTATTGTCATTTCCCCAGTAACTGAAATTTTATTATCATTTATTACATTGTCTATGTTTAGTTCATATGTTATTCCAGCAACTTCAACTTCTAAAATACCATAAGAACCAGTTATAGGATCTTTAAGTATTTGTGAAGTAAATGAAGGAACACTACTACTGTTGTGAGTAATTCCATCTATTACAGTGCTTTGACCTTGACTTAAATTAACTGAACTTAAATCTAATGCACCCGAAACTATGCTATTTGAATAGTTATAAAGATCTTGTAACTTATGATCTAGTTCATATAATAATTTTCTATTTAAACATCTAAAGTTATCATCTGATAAATTTAAATCTAAAATTAAAACAACAAATTTAAATTTTTTATTTTGAATTATTCTAAGTTTTAATTCATTTGGAGAATTTACATCAAAGGATGTTTTTAAAACGGTTGAAAATCTATAACCATTAAATTCACTATTTTTAATAAATTCTTTAGTTATGTTATTTTCAATTTTTTTTCTAGTTTTAGGTATAAATCTAATACCTTTAAATATTGTTGAGGCAAACGATTCACCTCCTCCATCTTCTATTATTGTATACTTTTTAAAAGTTCTAGATTTTCCAAATGAAGTTTGAGCAAATGTTTCATCAGAACCAACCATTGCCCCAGTCCCTACAAAATATGTTTTAAAATAATCAAAATTTATATCTTTAAAATGATCTAAACTAAATTCAATATTGGGTGAAGGTTTTAAATAACTAAAAGTATTATCGACATCAAAATACTCTAAGTATGTAGGGTATTCGTCTATATAGAACCATTCGTGTGTCATTTTAGTTTCGTCTCTATCTAAACTTTCTAGAGAAGCAGCAAAATTAGTTTCACCAAATGCTTCATTTAAATTTAGAAAGTATGGGTTTTCTCTAACGTTTAAGCTATCCTTTAGAGACCATTTATTAATATATGGAACTACTCTGGAGATTGTAGCAAATTCCGTTGTATTATTTTCTTGTAGTCTTTCAAATTCACTAGATATTCTAGTCATTGTGTTTCCTTCAGGTAAACTGTTTTCATCTTCTAATATGTTTATTAAATTAGAAAAATAAGTATTAGAATCTTCCTTTAACCTTTCAACATCAGCATATGCATCTAAAGGCATTTCTCCATTAGGCCCAGTAGGTTCATCAATTGCATTTGAAAATGGGTAAAGTATGTCATCTTCTAAATCTAATTCTTTTAAATCAGAATTAGATTCATCATAAAAATCAAAATCCATATCATGAATATCATATGCACTAAACATTCCCCATTCAATTTTAAAGTCTTTATAAACATTAACAATATTTTCTATACCATTGTTTTTATCTTTAAGAATTACTCTTTTAAAATTAGAATTTATCTCTCTTGGATCATCTACTATGTCTAATACCTCATTAAATCTATTTTCAATATCTAATAAATATTCACCTATACTGATTTCATCTTCATCATCTTCATTAATATAAATTGAAGAATTTACATTACTTCCTCCTTTTAAATACCAAACTTCATTATTTAATAAAAAGTTAGAAGTTATGTTTTTATTAGAGGATTCCTCATTTATTTCTATGAAATTAGAAGAAGATAAATTTTTAACAAAAATTCCTAATTCTCTATTATAACCGTCAACGTCTGAATAAATTATAATTTCATTTTCTAAAACAATAGAACTAAATAAAGTATAATTATTAATTAGTGAACTTATTGAATCTGCAACATTCTTTAAAGTACCTTGATTTGAGAATCTATTATTTTCAAATCTACCTTTATCAACGTTGTTATCGGCTATAAATGTATTTTCTACAACATTAATATGAGTGTATGTTTTTTTAACATCTAATATTGTTAAGTTGTTATTTAAACAAAAAATACTATGGTTTTCTTCAAAATTATATTGCTTTTCTACAAGTTCTATAAAGTATTTATTGCCACGTTGAATTAAAGAAGGTTCATACTTTTCAAAAGTATTACCTACACTGATAGGCCAATTGTTTACTAAATCTAGAAGAGTGTCATATTCAGTTGCGCCTGAAGGTCTTGTATAACCAAATCCAGTATTATCATTTAATGTTACTGACCCTGTATTTTCATTAACTACAATCTTTATTGTGAATCTTTGTTTTTTTAATTTTAAAAGTCTAAACTCATCTCCATTTAATGGGTTATCTATTATTTTAATTTTAATAAAATCAGAAGCTGCACTTGTATTAACAATAATCTCTATGTTTTTATTAGTCTTTTTAATTCCTGTAAATAAACTATAATCAGTATTATTAGTATCTGCTCTTAATTCATAATTTTTACGATTCCAATATACTCCATTTTTAATATTATGATAATTTGAAAAACTTTTAATCCAACCTAACATTGGCATATTTTGATAAAACACATTATGAGGTAACATATAAGTTCCGGAACCAACATCGCTTAAATCCATTTCACTGATTAGTGTGTCTTTTTTAAATGTAAATAAATCGTTTTTAATATTATCAACGGATCCTCCTCCTAATTTATGTTCATCTACATAAATTCCAAAATACCTATTTATAGAAAACTCTTCAGCTTCTTCATCATCAAATAAAAATTCTAAATTAACTAAGTTTGCACATGCTAAATTATTTCTAGAAAAACCTTCAGTTATAAAATCATTATATTCTATAATAGGTTTATCTGTTTTAATAGTATCTTTATAGTGAAATTCTCCTTTACTAGTGAAGCCACCTTTTTCTAAATCTATACCATTATAAAAAGTTTGTTCATCTTTATTAAATGAAACAGTTAATGGAGAGTCTGGAAAACTATCATCATTTACATAATTTCTAATATATTTACCTATAGCAGAGTCATTAGAAAGATCAATTGTCTTTATTAATGTTGCATTTTTAAGCATTTCATTAATTCTATCTAAATTTTCAGAATTAGAATAATTCTTTGTGTTTATCGGATCTTTAACCCTATAGATTAAAAACTTAGAAGGTACTTTTTTATCTAGCCAAATTGGAGCTAACATTGCAAATTCACTATCATATAGTTTATTATAATTTATAGAAGTACCATAATTATAAGTTTCTTCTAATTGTTTTTCATAACTATCTAATACTGAAAAATCTGAATTATCTCTTTTTACTTTATAAACTAAATCATTTGGTGTAGAATCTTTATTCCAAAATTTAGCAACATCATATGAATATGATCCAGTTTCTTTAACTAAATATTTTTTATAATTAGAAGCAGCAAGTTGATCAGTCGCATTAAAACTTTCTAAATACATTTGATCATTTTCAACTATTAACTTTATATTAGTGCTTATTTTAGGATTTGTTCTAAGTAATGGTTTTGAAATGTTGTCATATCTTCCATTATTTTCTATATCTGTTCTAATTTTAAAAGGAGTTAAACTACTATAAGGATCGCTTCCATCAGACGTTCCATTTAAGTTTTCTAAAGATTCAGCTACCTGTTGTATTAAATTAGGATTAATTTGTGCTACTTGTTGATTAGGATCTGTTGGAAAATCATCTGCATTATCACCTACACCATCTCCATCAGAATCTAAAGTTTCAGTTGAATCATTTGGAAATGCATCAGCGTTATTACCTACGCCGTCTCCATCAGAATCTAAAGTTTCAGTTGAATCATTTGGAAATGCATCAGTGTTATCTCCTACACCGTCTCCATCTGAATCTAAAGTTTCAGTTGAATTATTTGGAAATGCATCAGCGTTATCTCCTACACCATCTCCATCTGAATCAGTGTCTTCGTTAGGATCTGTTGGAAATGAATCAGTGTTATCTCCTACACCATCTCCATCAGAATCTAAAGTTTCAGTTGAATCATTTGGAAATGCATCGGTGTTATCTCCTACACCGTCCCCGTCAGTATCAGTATCTTCGTTAGGATCTGTTGGAAAGTCATCAGCGTTATCACCTACACCGTCCCCATCAGTATCAGTATCTTCGTTAGGATCTGTTGGAAAGTCATCGGCGTTATCACCTACACCATCCCCATCTGTATCAG